CACATAGAAAAAGGCGCGATCTTCGCTCGCATGGAGCAAGTCTTTCGCCATCGCCCCAATATCTCCCGCAAAGACGCACTGCGCGAAGCGCAGACCGTGCTCAATGCCAGCCGCTGGATAAAGGTCACTGACCAGCGCGTATTCAACTACAAAGACCGGATCGAGATCGCTCGGCAAAAGGCTCTACAGGAATCGAAGAAGACGTTCCGAGAGGCTCTCGGGGTCCCTGCCCCTATACTAGCCCCGACCCCCGCGCCCGAGCGCAAGGAAGACCCCAAGACGAGGCTCGCGGATATACTCGAGCTACTGCTGGATGTCGTCGCCGAGTCCGTGGCGGCCCGGGTTGCAGATAGAATGTCGACGCAAATGCTGGAAAACGCCCCGCAGATCGTGGTTAATCGTCCGAAGCATAACCCCCAGCCGATTCCGCACCCCACCGGCGTGGCAAAACCCGGTGTGCTGGTGATCGGACTGCTACCGGCACAGGCCTACCAAGTCGTCTTGCCCGAGATGGGGGACCGGTTGGACTTGACCTTCTACACAGCCGAAGAAGCCGTGACCAAGCCTAAGCTCGTTCGAGCGCACACGGTGATAATGACTAAGTTCATTTCGCACGCTGTACAGGACAAATACCGCAAGGCCACTAATCTGCGCTTTTGCAATGGCGGCACGGGCGAACTGGTGAAGATACTTGACAAGATTGTAGCACCTGTGTTATAATATAACCTTTTCAACAACACATAGAGGACAACACAATGCAGACTACCCACACCAGCGTCGAGCAATCAATGTACGGTTGCGACATCGAAGCGTTCAAGACTTCCATTCGCGAGTCGATCACCTACCGCTACACCGGCGGCAACATGGTCGTCGCGGGTCTGATGTCCGACGCGCAGGAGCTGATGGCCATGGGGCAGACCGAGGCCGCCCGCCAAATGCTCAATCGTGCAAAGGCTGTGCTGTTCGACATCATGGACGGCGAAATGTCCGGCAGTGCGGAGGTGAAGTGATGAACCGCACGATCTCTTACACTGACCTCGCGGCCCTCTTTCGCCGCAAATTCGCCAATTCCGACTTGTACTCGTGCGAGTGCGCCCTGCGCGACTGCTACGACGCGATGCTGGCCGTCGGCGAAGACCGCGACCCCGAGTACGCTCGGAAGCTGTGGTGCGAAATCGACGCCATCCGCGACCGCCAAATGGCGATCAATAAGAACGCTCGTGAACTCAAAGCAATGAGGGCCTACCCATGATGATTCTAAATACCACTGCTGACCTGATCGACGCGATCTCGAATCGCGAATTGACACCTTTCCCCTACACTGGCCGCTTCATGTACGGACGCCGGTGCGTGGCGTGCAAGCTGGACCAAGGCTCGGACCTCGAAGGCTTGCCCAAGGTGGGCGCGATGGTGGACCAGCTCGGCAAAGGGTACCTCGCCTACTGGCCCCAAGAGGAATGGACCGACGGGGTGCAAGAGTACGTCGACACGATCCGCGATCCCTCGGGAAAGGCCGAATGACCCTATCGCCAGTAGGGTCATTTGAGGGGGGTATTGACAAACCTATTGCTCCCGTGTTATAATACAGATTCTGGATTGATGAAACGGTCCAGTAAACCAATCAACCGATAACTTATAGAGGACACACCATGAAAATCGCAACACGCACAGCTACTAAGACCCAAGTCGAAATCGTCGCCGTAAACGGCGGCTGGACCACGATCCGCGCCATCGGCCAGCAAAAGACCATCAAGGTCCGCAACGGCGAGTTGACCGGCCACACGACAATCACTAAGGCCACACCAGTGACCGCCGAACTCGTGATCGCAAAGGCCCGCGCCACTGCCCGCGTCAAGATGGACATCAACGAGCGCAAAAACGGCAAAGTCGATCCGCTCTACTTGCCCCAGTACACCGCGTACGCCATCCAGTTGGCCGACGGCACGAAGAAGCGTTCGATCGACAAAGGCGACACCGTGGCGTTGACACTGCGCAAGCTGACCCTCGACGCCGTGTACGCGACAGCGTCCAGCGCGACCGGCATCTCCCAAGTCGGCCTCCGCGATCGCTTCGCCCACCTGAACCCCGGCATGCAACGCATGAACCTCGGCAACATGATCCGCAAAGCACTCAAGGAGACCGCAAATGCCTGATACCAAAAAAGAAGTTCGGGTGCGCTTGCACTCGGCCACCCTCACGGGTGAAATGCTACTGGACGGCCAACGCATCGCCTTCCGCGCCGAAATCAACGGCCCGAAGGTGGAAGCGTGGTTCGATCCCACGAAGGACGGCCAAGAGGTGGACCGCTGGCTCGCGTTCCGCGCCTTGGACCGTTGGTTCGACGAAAACCTCCGGGGCTGACATGACGCACTTCTGCGCGAAATGTCAAGCCGAGCGGCTGGCCGAAGGCGGGGTCCAAACCCGTCCCGGCCGGTGGCTCTGTGCGAAATGCTGGGTCCAGTTCACCCAGCGGAAAATGGGGTATTGACAAAGGTACCGCACCCGTGTTATAATACGTCTTTTTACACCAACAGATAGAGGACACACACCATGAACAAGCAACGCCGCGCCAAAATTGAAGCCGAAGTGCTCGCCGCCCAAACCGCGATCGAAGCCCTGCGTTTCGCCCTGCAGAACCTGCAAGACCTCGCGACCGAGGAGCAAGACTGCTTCGACAACATGCCCGAAGGCCTCCAAGCGTCCGAGAACGGCCAGCGCATCGAAGAGATCGCGCAAGCGTTCGATTCGGCCAACAGCACATTCGAGTCCGCGATCGACGACGTCGAGTCCGCGATCGAAGAAATCGGAGAGGCGGTGAACCAATGATCGACTTCGCACCACTGACCGAGCACTCTCCCCGTCCCGTGGCGGACCTCGACTACGTGCCATGGTGGGCAAAGGGCGAGTACGCCCGTGCCAACGGCACGAAATACACCACCGAGTCGGGCGTCACGATCGTCGGCGGCAAGGCCACCGGAAGGCTTCCCGTGGCACCGAGACCCGTCCCGGTACCTAAGGCCCAACCCCGGGCGGCGAGCGTCTCCGAGACCCCAAGGAAGGCCCCGGCGACCCCGCCGAAGCCCGCCCGGACCCCGGATCTGGTAGCCCAGCTCCTCGCCGTGCACAAAACCAGCGAAGCGCGGCTCGGACTGTGCGCGAAATACGGCGTGGACCCGGCCATCTTCACCAACGCCCCCAACCCGGGTGTGGCCGCGATGCGGCTGGCCAATGCCTTGCGTGCCAAGGCTCCGTGATGTACAATCGGTGGCATGTCCGACGCCACCCTTGTCCTGCTTGCCTTCCTCGCCCTCGGGGTGGGCACGCTACTGTGGGCGATCCACGAAATCAACCGGGAGCTTCCGAATGAGCAAAGCGACGATTCAAGCGATGGCGGAACGGGCTTTCCCTGATCTGCCCGAACTGCAAGTAATGATCGGCGACGTGTACGACATCGCGTACCAAGAGGCCCTCGACGACGCCGCGTACAAAATCGCCGCGCTCACCGCGATGGGCGACACCGCCGCTTCCTTCTCGATCTTCGTGAAGAACCTACGGAAGCCCACGGGAGACGCTTGAGATATGCCAAGCTATTACCATACCGGTACTATACCTTCCAACGCAAGGAAGACCCCACGGAAGGCCTCCGAGAGGTATCGGAGCACAGTGCGGAGGTCCGGTGCGACTGCCTGAACAGAAGCTCTACGACTGGCTGGTCCGCAAAATCGGCCACCGGGCTATGCTCGAACGCGTCGAGAACCGGGTGAAAAAAGACACCCCGGACCTGTACTTCAGCACAAAGGCCCAACCCGCCACCGACGACCGCCCGCTGTCGGGCTGGATCGAACTGAAATGCCTCGACGCTTTCCCGGTCAAGCCTACCACGACCGTCAAGCTTCCGCACTGGACCACCGGCCAACGCTATTGGGCGATTCGGCACAAAACGTACGGCGGCAACACGTGGCTCCTCGTCCAAGTGGGCGACGAAGTCTTCGTGTTCAACGCCGTGGAGCTGGCGACCAACGACTGGACTCGGGCCGAGTGGAGTTTATACGGTGTGCGACTCGACAAAAAAGCCTGTAGCACCGAGGACGTACTTGTGGCACTGCGCGAATTCGTGGTTTAATTCGTCCACGGCGTGCAATGCGCTGTACTCGTGTCGGACCTCCCGACGCTGGTGGAACAAGAAAAGCAACGTTCCACCGTTCCATCAAGATGGAACACATGATGGAACGCTCTCCCCATTCGAAAAAAGACCCGGTGTTCCATTGTTACATGCGCACGCGGGGGTACTGCCCTGTCAACGGCATGGTTTAATATATATGGGTATATGATGGAACAATGGTACACGGGCTGTGTGTCTCGAAAACCGCGTCGGACGGGGCTTGTGAGACTGTGGTGCGTTCCATCACCGTTCCATCATTATGGAACAAATCGGGGTCTTCAGACGTCGAATATTCCTCCACCACCACTTAGGGCCTCATCTTGGGCTTCTCGTGTGTGCGCACAAAAGCGTTATAACTTGGCGTTATGCTGAGCCTCAGTCTCATAACTCAGCTGTAGACAAAGCCGGGTATTGCGTGCTGTGCGGCTTTTGTGGTTTAATTCGCTTCATGGCCTTTAATGACGACCTCAAACTGCTGAAAGACCTTGGACCGGCTACGATCGCCGAATACGAGCGGCGTGCCGGGATCTCTGTGCAAATGCTGTTGGACGCTATCGTCCGTGACCGCGTGCGGCACCCGCCCAATTCAGCCAGTCACATGGCACACACGAAAGAGTGCAACGATCCCACGCTAGTGGCGACCGGCGAATTAGCACTCATGGAAGAGACCAAAGCATTCAAAATGCTGGTGATCATCGCCGAATTCCGTGATGGTCCGCCCGAGTCACGTTTCTCCTTACGTCACGCTTACAACACGGCGGGTATTCACCGGCAAACGCTGATTGGCTGGCGCGGTGACCACAAGATGTTCGACGGCATCATGGACAGCATCCAAGAGGAGATGGTCGACACAATGCGTGCCGAAGCGTATCGTCGCTCTGTGGTGGGACACGACGAGCCGCTCACGCATCAGGGCGTCAAAACGGGCGAGACCGTGAAAAAGTTCAGTGATTCACTGCTCCAGTTCACCCTCATGGGGTACGACGCGAAATTCCGCTCGAAAGACGTCAATATGAACGTGTCGGGCCAGCTGGACTCGAACATCAACATCGAAGGTCTCCGTGATCGCCTTGCCCAACGTCTTAACTCGCGCTCAAAGGCGGAGTAAAAAGTCGACTGTCGTCGATTCGGCGAACTGGCACGAGTTCGTGGACGAACTGTCGGACCGCGAAGCACTCGAACTTTTTTATGACTGGCCCACGTGGGCGAGGCACAACCAGACGATACCACCGGGTGCGGACTGGACCATTTGGATGATCCTCGCTGGGCGTGGCTGGGGAAAAACCCGCTGTGGTGCCGAATTCGTGCGCTACCACGCCGAAAACGGACTGGCCAGCCGCATTGCACTCATTGCTGAAGACGCGGGCGACGCACGCGATGTGATGGTTGAGGGCGAATCCGGCATTTTGGCCATCTCGCACCCGAAATGCAAGCCGATATTTGTGCCTTCTAAGCGGCGACTGGAGTGGCCCAATGGTGCGATCGCCACGATCTACTCGGACAACGACCCCGAGACACTGCGGGGACCACAGCACGATTTGGCTTGGGTGGACGAACTGGCGAAATTCCGCAATGCGGAGGACATGTGGTCCAACTTGATGTTCGGCCTGCGACTGGGGCAAAAGCCCCGCGTTTGCATCACCACGACGCCCAAGCCCATCCCAATCGTGCGACGCCTGATTAGCGAGGAGCGTGTCATCGTCACCACGGGCACAACGCACGAGAATTTTAATAACCTCGCACCCACGTTTCGCGACGAAATCGTGTCGCAGTACGAGGGCACACGCATCGGACGGCAGGAGCTGTACGCGGAGGTGATCGATCCTGAGGACTACGGCATCGTCAAGCGCGAGTGGTTCAGGCTGTGGGACGCGAAAAAGCCACTGCCCGAATTCCTCTACGTGCTCCAGTCCTACGACTGCGCGTACACCGAAAAGACGCAAAACGATCCGACCGCGTGCTCCGTGTGGGGCATCTTTAGGCCCAACGACGATTCCGGGCTTTGCGCTATGCTCATCGACTGCTGGGAGGACTTCCTCGCGTACCCCGACCTGCGGCCCAAGATCATTGACGAGTACGGCTCGATCTACGGCGAACCCGGCAAAAAGGTGGACCTCGTGCTCGTCGAGGACAAGGCGTCGGGCATCAGCATTTTGCAGGACCTGCAACGGGCTGGAGTGCCGTGCCGCGCCTACAACCCGGGCCGCGCTGACAAAGTACAGCGTTTGCACTTAGTGGCCAACATCATCGCCCACGGCCGCGTCTACGTGCCCGAATCGCTCGTCCATCCGGGCCAGCCACGCGACTGGGCAGAGCCACTGGTGTCCCAAGTGTGCTCGTTCCCCGAGGCGGACCGGGACGACTTGACCGACACGCTGTCCCAAGCACTGCGACTGCTGAAAGACATGTCGTTCCTGCAAATCGACCCGATCCCACCGGACAACGACTACGTGGACGACGAATACAGACCGAACCGAGGGAACCCTTATGCCCAGTAATCTGATTGACGACTTCCTGCAGGGTTTGGACCCGATCGACGCGGCCACGCTATTGGCGGGTTTGCGCAATTCAGTGCCGCTGGGCATGCTGTTTCGTTCCGGTGAACTCGGCCCGGACGAAATGACTGACCTAAACAGGCGTCGTGGTCCACCAAGTGCGCCTAATCCGCCGACCGTTGATCAGCCATCGTACGAAAGCATGGCGTTCAACATGCAGTACCGAGATCCTCGGATTTTTGGTGTTCACCCCGACAAACCATCGATTAGCAACCAGATGCTCAGGGCGATGATGGACGAGTACAATCGCCAAGCGAGCGATTCGTACAGCCCGACGACTGCCACACGTCGCAAGGATTTCGAAGAGGCACCGATGTCGGCCCAGCAGTACGTGAGTGCCGCACCGAAGAAAAAGAAATTCGCCAACGGTGGCGCAATCGATTTCTCCATTCCCGACATGCAGGACGGTGGACGCTTCATCCCCGACCCTCAGCCTTTCAACAGGGGCGGCGGCGTGAAAAAGACGCTGGACCAGATGATGGCGGAGATGGCACAAAAGGGCACTAAGCTGGCGGACAAGCCGGATCTCGCACGCCGTGGATTTCTCGGCCTTGGTAAGGCATCGGATTTCCCACTGGCCAAGCTGGACAAGGACATGTTCAAAAACGCGCCAGCGATCACTGAGAAGTCGGTGACCATCGACCCCGGCAAGGGCGCGGCAAAGTCTACACTCAAATCGTTGAGCGAAACGCCGATGTCGAGGCGCGAAGTCTTGCAATCGACGGCAGGTCAGGTTATGCGCGGCGTGTTGCCCGATCTTGGCGGACTCGGCGCGATTGGCAATGTGGCGAAAGTCGCGGAGACTGCGGCACCGGTATTTACGTTCGACATGGTTCCCGCGCTGGTCGCGGAAGCAGTGCGTAAAGGTATGAGTGAAGAGCAAGCGATGGATTTTGTGCGAAGCATGATGCCGAAAGCCCAAGAGCGGTTCAGGATCGACGACATGTTTCAAGCGTACAAAGATCCCGAAGTCTTCACGGCACTGGACAATAAGGCCGGACCCGGTGAAGTAATGCGCGGCATGATGGGTGCGTTGCCCGAGTCACTGACTGGTGCGCCCCTCTCTAGCATTAGACCCCGAATTCGTGCGATGCGCGAACGTGCACCGGAAGTGTACGAAGGACTACGGCAGACAGCGAAAGACCTTGGTGAATATGGTCACGAGAATTGAGCCGTGTTAAAATCGCATATTAAAGGCTGACTATGGCAACTGAATTCCCACAACCGCAGATGGAAGCACCCGAAGGTCCTGAGGACACGGCGGGCATGGTGTTTGACCTCGACATGGAGGACCCGTACGCGGAAGTGGAAGAGCAACCGGACGGTTCGGCCATTGTGCGGATGGACGAATTCAAGGGTCCGGGCGAGGATCAAGACTTCTACGCGAATATGGCCGACGAGCTTGACCCGTGGAAGCTGGACAAGCTGGCGATGCAGTACCTCGACCTGATCGAGAAGGACAAAGAGGCACGCAAAGAGCGGGACAAGCAATACGAAGAGGGACTCAAGCGCACGGGCCTCGGGCACGACGCTCCCGGTGGTGCGCAGTTCCAAGGGGCGAGCAAAGTGGTGCACCCCGTGATGGCCGAAGCCTGTATTGATTTCGAGTCGCGTGCTATTAAAGAGCTGTTCCCACCGGACGGTCCAGTGCGCACGCACGTATTGGGCAAAGTTACCGAAGAGGAAACGAAGCGGGCCGAGCGCAAACGCGACTTCATGAACTGGCAGTTAACTGAGCAGATCGAGGAGTTCCGCGATGAGCAGGAGCAGATGCTGACGCAGTTGCCACTGGGCGGCTCGCAGTTCTTGAAGCTCTGGTACGACGATCGCAAGAAGCGTCCCTGCGCGGAGTTCGTGTCGATTGATAACATCCTACTGCCTTTCTCGGCTGGTAATTTCTACACTGCACAGCGAGTGACTGAGGTGCAGGACATCACCCAGCAGGAATTCGAGTCGCGGATGTCGTCGGGTTTGTACCGCGACGTGTCGTTCACCCGCGCCAGCATGGAACCCGAGCCAACGTCCCCCGAGAAGGCGAACAACAAGATCGAGGGTAAGCAGTGGAGTGACGACACCGATGGACTGCGTCGCGTGTACCACATCTACGCGTTCATCGCGGAAGAGGGCGATTCGCACACCAAAGGCGAGTTGGCTCCCTACATTTTGATGATCGACGAGAACAATTCGGAAGTCGTCGGTATGTACCGGAACTGGGAGCAGGGCGACGAAGCGATGATAAAGCTCGACTGGATGATCGAGTTCAAGTTCATCCCGTGGCGTGGTGCCTACGCGATCGGATTGCCACAGTTGATTGGTGGACTGTCTGCCGCGATCACCGGTGGCTTGCGTGCATTGCTCGACACTGCGCACATCAACAACGCCGCCACGATGCTCAAGATCAAGGGCGCGAAGATTTCGGGACAATCGCAAAATGTCGAAGTGACGCAAATCACCGAAATCGAAGGTGCACCGGGTGTAGACGACATTCGTAAGATCGCAATGCCGATGCCTTTCAATCCACCGAGCGAGGTGCTCTTCAAGCTCGTCGGGTTCCTGACGGACGCGGCAAAGGGTGTTGTGACCACCTCCGAGGAGAAAATCGCGGAGATGAATGCCAACACACCAGTCGGCACTACTCAAGCGTTGATCGAACAGGGTTCGAAGGTATTCTCAGCGATTCACGCACGACTTCACGATTCACAGTCGCGGGTCTTGAAGGTACTTCAGCGTATCAATCGCTGGTATCTCGACGAGATGCGAATGGGCGACGTGGTCCAAGAGCTGGACATTCGCCGCGAAGACTTCAATCGGAACACTGACGTGATTCCGGTGAGCGATCCGCACATATTCTCCGAGACTCAGCGGATGGCCCAGACCCAAGCGGTGATGGCCTACATGGACAAGTACCCCGATCTCTTTGATCGTCGGGCGGTCATCCAGCGTGCGTTGAAGCAGATGAAGATACCGAACGTGCAGGAGCTGATGCCCGCGACGGCCGAGCCGATGGAGATCAATGCCGCCGAAGAAAATGCGGCAATGACAATCGGGCGTGCGGCGTTTGCGTACCCACACCAGAACCAGTTGGCGCATATTCAGAGCCACCTCGATTTCGCGCTGAACCCAATGCTGGGGTCCAACCCGATCATCGCGCCAGCGTTCTTGCCCGCTTTCCTCGAGCATTTCAAGCAACACTTGATGCTGTGGTATCTCGGCCATATGAACGGCTATGTCGAGGAGTCGCTTGGACGTCCTGTGAAGGACTACGACATCGCGGGAATCACCGGGGAGATCGACAAGTTGTACGCGTTGGCCTCCCAGCACACCCAGATGGATGCGAAAGAGGCGTTTGCGAAGGTTATGCCCGCGATGCAACAGATCTTGGAGACTGTGCAGAAGCTCAAACCGAAGCCACAGATGGACGGCTCGGATCAGGTGATCCTCCAGACTTCAATGGCCGAAACCAAGCGACGTGCAGAGCGCGACAAAGTCGAACTCGGACTCGAGCAAGAGCGCATCAAGAACGACGCACTGAACAAAAACCGCGAACAGCAGATCAAAATCGCGCTGAACGCATCGGACAACTTGACCGAAGAACGGATCAAGACTGCAGAATTGACGCAAGACGCGGCGATTCTGAAGAGCGAGCAGGAGCAGACTGCATTGGCCGCGCAAGAAAGCGCACAACGAACTTTAGGAGTGTAATATGGCTACCAGCGACACAGAACAAATGGGTCAGAATGTACCTTACCACAAGCGTATGGCTATGGGCGCGAAGCTCGATGGCTCCTCGCTTGGTGCGAAAGAACCCGCGAAGACGCCCAGTGCGCCCAAACGTGGTGGTGGGGCACTAGCGCAAGCTAAAAAGAAATAATGCGATACGTCAGTGACCTCATTGGTGCTATTGAGGTCCGCAAATCGGCGATCGCGCAGTCATTGGTGAACGGCAATGCCGTCACTTTTGAGGCCTACCAACGCCTAGTTGGACAGCACCAAGGGCTTGAAGAAGCTCTGGTAATTTTAAACGACCTTTTAAATGAGGAAGATAGTAATGAGTGATACTCAACCGGTGGCTTCGAATGAAGCCGCGTTGCAGGAAGCATTTCCCGCAGTAGACCCCGGTGCTTTACCTGTAGGTGGACGAATTCTTGTGCAGTGGAGAGCCGCCAAGAAGACCGTAACATCGTCAGGAATAGTGCTCATAGAGGAAACGAAGGAAACGGAAAAGTGGAATAACCAAGTGGCGAAAGTCATCGCGGTAGGTCCACTGGCTTTCAAGAAACGCGATACACTCGAACCGTGGCCCGAGGGCAACTGGATCGATGTCGGCGACTTTGTTCGCATGCCAAAGTGGGGTGGTGACCGCTGGGAAGTACCTTATGGGGACCCGACGCTCGGCGAAACCGCACTTTTTAGTGTTTTTAACGACCACGAAGTAATTGCGAAAGTTACTGGTGATCCCTTGAAAGTGAAAGCATTCCTATGACCTCCAACGATAAACTCGATTTGCAACTCGCGGAAGAACCCGATGGGTCCGCAGTGGTGTCTCTGCCCGATGGCGAGGCACCGAATACCCCCGAAAATAGCGGCGATGGTCTCCGGACCGGTGGCCGAGTAGATTCGGATGATGGCGACGATGATGATAATCCCGCCGACAATATACCCCACGCCGATCCTGAGCGCGAAGCAATTCGACTGGCCCGTCGTGAGGAGCGACAGCTCAAGAAGAAGCTTCAGAAGGCCAAGGCGAGTGAGTCGAACCACCTGATCACCTCGCTGAAACGCCAGAATGACCATATGGCCGAGCGTCTAGCGGTCCTCGAAAAGCGGACGGCCGGTTCGGACCTTGCTCGACTGGACAAGGCGATCGAAGATGGTAATTTGAGGCTCCAATACGCGAAGATGAAGGTGAAAGAGGCCACTGAGATGGCTGATGGCGCTTCCGTCGTAGAAGCGCAGGAGGCGTGGTATGAAGCCCGCCGCCAAGTGGAGGCTCTCGAATCGCTCAAGAAAAAGGCTGTGGCCTCGGAACCCAATCGCAATTCTGTTCCCCAAGCTCCGGACCCGCTCCTGAAGCGTCACGCCTCGGACTGGATGGCTCGGAACGATTGGTACGACCCGAACGGCAAGGACATGGACTCCCAAGTCGCCACCAAGGTGGATGAGGCTCTTGTGGCCGACGGATGGGACCCGAAGACTGCCGAATACTGGGAAGAGCTAGATAATAGATTGACAAAATACCTGCCGCACCGTTATAATAGCGGCAACGACAATCAGTCGTCAAATCGGAGACCCCGTACCGTGGTAACAAGCTCAGGACGTGAATCACAATCGACATCTCGTGGAAACGAGTTTCGGTTGTCACCCGAGCGAGTCCGCGCCATCAAGGAAGCCGGTAGATGGGATAACATCACCGAGCGTAACAAGATGATTCGTAAATACGCGGAATATGACCGCATGAACACAAATAGGGGTTAAGATTATGAGAGACGATCGATTGAAAAAGAATCTTTCCGGTGGTGGCCGTGAGTCCCGCGCAGAGCAGGATAGCGAACGCGGATCAGCATCGAAGGAACTGGCGAGCGCGCAAGAACGTCGTAGGATGTTCAGTTCGGAATGGATTCAAGAGTCCCTTCCAAAACCCCCGGATATTCCGGGATTTCACGTATGTTGGCTTTCAACTACCAATGGGTACGACCCTATCCACAAGCGCATGCGCATGGGTTACGAACCAGTAAGAATTGAAGAGGTTCCGGGCTTTGAGAACTATAAAGTTAAAGCCGGTGAGCACACTGGATTCGTCGCTTGCAATGAAATGTTGCTCTACAAATTGCCTGAGGATGTTTATCAGGACATTATGGCAGAGTTGCACCACCACGCTCCTCAGGATGAGGCGGACAAAATCCGCGTTCAGGCTGAGCAGACAATGGGGCGAGACAGTAATGGCAGGCGTCTTGGTCAAATTGAAGGCGAAGGCATCAGTGAACTTGATAAACCTATGCCCGTCCCTACTTTTTAGTGACGGAACCTGAACCATGATTTGGAGTGACTAATATGTCTTCAACAAATGCACCGTTCGGCTTGCGCCCCTCGTTCCATCCTTCCGGTTTGGACCGTGCGGTCGCTTTGGCTGACGGTATTCTGTCTGGTTATACCAGCGATATCTTGAAGGGCCAGCCCGTCAAGTTGGCCACAACTGGCCTATTACAAGCCGCCGCCGCTGGTGACGCGTTCTTGGGTGCCTTCGCGGGTGCTCAATGGACCGACACTACTGGTCGTCCTCGTATCAGCAACTATTGGCCCGCCAATACTGCCTACGTGACCGGCTCTTTGGTAGCTTATTACTACCAAGACCCCGCAATCGTTTATGACATTCAAGCCGATGGCTCGTTGGCACAAACGACTTTGGGCGCACAGTCAGATTTTAGCAATGTGACTGCTGGTTCCACGACCACTGGACTCTCTCAGTGCACTATTAGCACCTCGGTTGTTGCCGCTGGTTCTTCTGCGCAATTGAAGATTATTGGTTTGACCCCCGGCGTTGATAACGCATGGGGAGATGCGTACACTGTTGTACAAGTTCAAGTTAATGAGTCGCAGTTCAATGCGTCCGTTAACGCTATTTAAGGAGGACTAAAAAATGGCCGCTCCAATGCGCAGTACCGACTTTCGTAGTATCGTCGAGCCAATTCTGAACGAATGCTTCGATGGTATCTACGAACAGCGTAAAGACGAATGGTCCCGTGTCTTCCGTGAAGAACAGGGCATTCCCCGTAACTACCATGAAGAACCCGTCTTGTACGGATTTGGTGCCGCTCCCCAGTTGCCTGATGGTACTCCCGTCAGCTACCAACAGGGTGGTGTGCTCTTCTTGCAACGCTATGTGTACAATGTGTATGGCCTCGCCTTCGCATTGACCAAAGTGTTGGTGGAAGACGGCGACCACATCCGTATCGGTCAGGTTTATGCTAAGCACTTGGCTCAATCATTGATCGAGACCAAAGAGACTCTGTCCGCTAACGTTTTGAACCGTTCATTTAACAGTTCATACGTTGGTGGTGACGGCGTGTCGCTTATCGATACCGCTCACCCGATCGTGAATGGTACATTCTCTAACGAATTGTCTACAGCCGCTAATCTGTCACAAACATCGCTTGAGCAGATGTTGATCCAGATTCGTCAAGCAGTGGACAACAACGGCAAGAAGATCCGTTTGGTGCCCCGCCAGTTGGTGGTCGCTCCCGGCAACATCTTCCAAGCTGAAGTTCTGTTGAAGTCAGTGCTCCGCGCTGGTACAACGAACAACGACATCAACCCCGTCAAGTCTATCGGCTTGTTGGACGAAGGTGCCGCAGTCTTGAGCCGTTTGACCAATGCTAACGCATGGTGGGTCCAGACCGACGCTCCTGAGGGCATGAAGCTCTTGATGCGCCGTGCTTTGGAGAAGACCATGGAAGGTGATTTCGAGACCGACTCGATGCGCTACAAGGCAACTGAGCGTTATCAGGTGGGCTGGACTGATCCCCGTAGCATGTACGGTACTGCTGGCGTCTAATCAACAGTGGGGGGTTCGCCCCCTGCTCCATTAAGGAGAAAAGACAATGGCACAAACTTATTTTGGTTCTACTGTACGCGCAGGTTCCACAGCTTTAACTGATACCGTCGATGGCGGTTTCACGGTTCTGAGCCAAACGACCACCGTTACTACAGCCGCCGCTGGTACTGCAACCAGTGCGACCCTCACTCTGCCCGCATCGTCACAAATCATCGATTTCATGGTCGATACTGTGACTAATGAGGTGGTGGGTGGTGGTACGGCCACAGCTATTGCGATGACTATCGGCACAGCCGCCGCAGGTACACAGTACGTGTCCTCGACTGATGTGTTCGCTGGTGGTCGTATTGCGCTGAGCTTTACAGCCGCACAATTGACTGCGATGTCCGACATTGGCACCAGCCAAAACGTCGTTATCACTGTTGATCCAGACGGTACTATCTCCACGACTCAAGGCGTTTATCGCCTGACAGTGGTTTACTCACAGAAAATCTGAGGAGTAGCATCATGGGTGAATTTAAACCAATGGTGAAGATGATGACCACCGAGCCTTCAGTTGAATTAAAGCTGAAGACGGGCGGTTCTGCCACTCATAAGCGTATGCACGCCGAGGGTGCTAAAATGGGCCACAAGCCCGTGAAGAAGATGGATGGTGGAGCTATGGGCAGTTTAGCCGGTTCATCCGCGATGCCAATGGGTAACCCCGTTGCCGCACGCGCGATGGCCGCTAAGCGTATGGCCACGAAACCCACTCCTCCTACTCGCGGAATGCCCGCACCTACTCGTCCTCCAATGCCAGCCGCAATGCCCATGGGTCGCCCCATGATGAAGAAGGGTGGCGGCGTAGAAGCCGAGTTGGAGAAGCATGAAAGCATGCCAGCGTCCAAGGCTCATAAGGGCTTGAAGACTGGTGGCATCGCCAAGTCCACGAAACCCGGCGGTTACAAGACTGGCGGCGTTGTAGATGGTCAAGGCGGCTTCAAAAAGGGTGGCTCAGTACCCGCAAGTGGCATCATCAAGACGATGACTAATAAGACGACGAAGGTTGTGGGTGCTACACCTGACAACAATTCAGCGCCTACTGGTGACGTCAAGATGGGCAACGCTGGCGGCTACAAAAAAGGCGGTGCCGCAAAAAAGCATTTTGCTACGGGGGGCGTAGTTGATACCGGCCGCGCCGTAGCAATGCCAAAGAAAGCTCCGAGTTCCCCAGTAGCGATTTCCGAACTTTCGGGAACGTTCAAAAAGGGTGGTCGGGTCTGTTAAGTAAGGCGGGGGCTTCGGCTCCCGTCCTTTTACTGGAATTATCATGAGCACTCTAACGAACATATTTTCGGAACACAGAGATACAACGGGCGTAATTTACGCTGGCGCGACTAATCTTGCCGGGTATCAGTTATTGACTGGTGGCACTGCTGGCGAAATCGTGTTTCGCGATGGCGGAGCGTCCGGCACTGTTCGTCTGCGGGTCAACATCTCAGCCACACCTACGAACCCATTTTCGACCCTGTTGCCCGGCAACGGAATACGTTTTACCACGAACATACATGTTACGTTGCCGACAGCGGCGGCTGTGACTATATTCTGCGGCTGATTATGCCCGCCAAGTCCAAAGCCCAATTTCGCTTGATGAAAGCGATCGAGCACAATCCGGGACTTGCCAAGAAAATCGGAATGTCTCAGTCTCAAGCGGCTGAGTACACTTCCAGTAACGTAAAAGGTAAATCCTATGCTAAACTCCCTACTCGAAAAGCTGAAGGCGGCGTGGCACTCTCTATTGGCCGGGGTGAAAAGCTTCCGGTCGAAAAAGGCGCAGGATTGACAAAGAGGGGTCGGGCAAAGTATAATCGGGAAACTGGTAGTAACTTGAAAGCTCCACAACCCCAAGGGGGACCCCGTCGAGATTCATTTTGCGCTAGGATGGAGGGCAATCCGGGGCCACTGAAGGACGATCAAGGGCGTCCGACCCGGAAAGCCGCATCGCTTAAACGTTGGAATTGCCCGGGGTGGTAATAAATGGCAACATCTGGGACAGTAGGATTAACGACAGTCAGCGTACAGAACCTGATTGACGACGCGGCTCGAGCTTCGGGAAAGCTCGCCGAAGAGCTTACGGTGGAGCAGGTGCAATCGTCGAAGCGTAATCTCTTCTACGTCCTCTCGTCCATAATCAACAAGGGCATCCAGTATTTCGCGATCAAGAAGACCGTGATCGGGCTGAATGCCGACCAGTATATCTATAACATGCCCGTGGGGTCCAACGACGCCCTGAACGTGCTGTACCGACAGATGGAAAGGCCTTCCGGAAGCTACACGACTTCTGCTGGAGGAACGGTAGCAAATGTATACGATGGCGACACTAGCACGTTTTGTCAGCAGACATCGGCCAATGGTAACATATCTGTTAACTATGGTGCTAGCAATCCTGTCTACATTGGCTCTATTGGTATTTTGCCATATGTTAGTGGTGGTGGCAGTGCCACTTGGACAATAACGTACGAATACTCCGTGGATGGTTCCACGTGGAACACCCTCGACAGCCTCGGCTCGATAGTCGTGACGGACAACGAATGGGTCTGGACCGACATTGACCCCGGGCAGAATGTGATCGCATACCGCGTCCGGGCCTCCGGAGGTACTACGCTTGCGCTTCGTGAATTCTACCTTGGTAATAATAGCCGAGAGATTCAGATGGCCCGCCTGAACCGTGACGATTACACGAACTTACCTAATAAGAATTTTACGGCGAACCAACCCTACCAGTTCTGGTTCGACCGTACTATCCCGGTCCCTACGATCTACCTGTGGCCAGTACCCTCGGACCCCTTCATTCAGATGACGGTCTGGTACTCGGCACAAATCGAGGACATCGGAGGACTCTCGGGCGAACTCGCGATCCCCGATCGCTGGCTCCTCGCGGTGGAGTCAATGCTTGCGCACCGGATGTCGCTGATCCTCCCCGCCGTCCCGCTTGATCGCGTTAAATACCTTGAAGGCCAAGCTGACCGGAATTTTAATGACGCCGAGCAGGAAGAGCGTGACAAGTCCCCAATTTACTGGGCACCGAATATTTCGGTGTACACGACGTAATGCCACTCTTTCTCGACACCACCGGACTGACCTCGGTCGCTATTGGTGTGTGCGACCGGTGCAAGATGAAGTACGCATTCGTTCGACTTGGTCCTGATCCCAATTTTCCCGGACTCCGGGTGTGCGATACTGGGTGCCGGGATCAATTTGACCCGTACCGTCTGCCCGCCCGCAAGACCGAGCGCATTAACCTGCGCTTCCCCCGTCCGGACGTGAGCGTTGCGGCGAATGATAATTACCTGATGACTGGTAGCCAGTCAATGGATGGCTCCAGCCAGTTCCAAATCTCGACCGAGGGGAACACGCAAACGCCGTCCACCAATGGTAATCGGGACACTATCGCTCCGAGTCCACCTAACAATACGAGTACATAATGTCAGCACAAGTAGCCATTACCCAACTACCAGCCGCCGGTGCGATTACAGGTACTGAGGCGGTCCCGATTGTTCAAAATGGTGTGACGGTTCAGACGACGACCGGCGCGATTTCGGCTTCCCCCAGTCAGACCCAGACTTTCCTGACGAAGAATCAGGAAGCGACGCTGGCCAATAGCCGCTACCTGTCTACCGCGTCCGGACTCACTTTGACTGATGGCGGAGCACAGTCTTTCTACCGCATCGCGCTCGATGGTGCGGCGGCGAGTCTCAACGCCGCTGGCGGCGGAATCATCGTCAAAGACAGTAGCAACACCGTTATCAACCGCTCGATCGCGGTTTCGGGTAGTGGGTTAAGTGTTTCCAATGCTGACGGCACTGGTGGGAATCCAACGCTTCAACTCACTGGTATTGCGGCCTCAATCGCCGCGCTGTCCGGTACGGGTATGCTGGCGATTACTGGTGGTGGTACTTCGATTTCGGGTCGCACATTGGCTGGTACTGCGAACCAGATTAACATTGCAAATGCTAATGGTGCATCGAGTGCCCCGGTATTTAGCATAGCGGATGACGCGGTATTGCCCGGCACCGGTGGCGTTGTTGTCCCCAATGGTACGACTGCCCAGACCCCTGCGGGCGCGACTGGTCAGATTCGCTACAATATCGACACTCAAGTATTCGAGGGTTTCGCTAACGGTGCTTGGAACGCGTTCAGTTTAGCTGGCGGCGTATCTACATTTAGCGCTGGTACGACCGGGTTATCGCCATCCAGCGCGACCGCTGGTGCTGTCACACTCGGGGGTGTTCTCAACGTAGCCAATGGCGGAACTGGCGCTGGAACTTTGACTGGTTATGTCAAGGGTGCTGGTACTTCAGCCATGACTGCCAGCGCGACTATTCCAAATACTGACATTACTGGGTTAGGGACAATGTCCACCCAAAATGCTTCTGCTGTTGCAATTACAGGCGGTACAGCTTCTGGTGTTGCTATTACTGGTAGCACAATCAACAGTACGACCATTGGCGCAGGAACTGCGGCGGCTGGTACGTTTACCAATGTGGCAATGACCACTGGAACAATCACCACTATACCAACAACTGGTAATGACATTGTCAACAAAGACTATGCTGATGCTATTGCGTCTGGTATTAACTTCCACCAGTCTTGCCGTTTAGCAACGACTACAGCTTTGGCGGCTAACACGTACAACAACGGAGCTTCTGGTGTTGGTGCTACGTTAACCGCAAATGCAAATGGTGCTTTGAGCGTTGATAGTGTGGCTGTTGTTGTTGGCAATCGTATCTTGGTTAAGAACGAAGTTACGCAGGCGAATAACGGTGTGTACACGGTTACCCAGACTGGATCTGCTGGTGCTCCGTACATCCTAACTCGTGCTTCAGACTTTGATACCGCTGGTGCAGGCGTAGATAAGATTGACGCTGGTGACTTCTTCCTGATCACAGCAGGTGCAACACAAGCCAATACGTCTTGGGTACAGCAGACACCCCTACCTATTACTGTAGGTACAACAGCGATTGTCTTTGCACAGTTTGGCGCTCCTTTGGTCTATTCAGCAGGCACTGGTTTAACCGAGTCTCCTGCCTATACATTCAACATAGCTAATACTGCTGTCACCGCGGCTACCTACGGCTCTGCCTCACAAGTCCCAGTGTTTGCTGTGAATGCTCAAGGTCAATTGACTTTGGTCACCAACACATCAATTGCAATTGCGGCAGGTGCTGTATCAGGTCTTGCGGCTTCAGCTACCACTGACACTACCAACGCATCTAATATCAGCTCAGGAACGCTAGGAACAGCTCGTTTGAGCGGTTCTTACACTGGCATCACAGGTGTAGGTACGCTGAGTGCTGGAACATGGAACGGCACAGCGATTGGTGTTGGTTATGGCGGTACAGGTTTAACAGCTACGCCTACCAACGGTCAGTTGGCTATTGGTAACGGAACAGGCTACACATTAGCTAACTTGACAGCAGGAACAAACGTTAGCATCTCAAATAGTGCTGGTGGGATCACGATCTCTGCGACACCTTCTTTCGGTGGTACGGTGACAAGTGTGGACATGAGTGTCCCGTCGTTCTTGTCGGTGTCTGGTAACCCCATCACAACTAGCGGTACTTTGGCTGTCACTTATTCTGGTACAGCCCTTCCAGTTGCAAACGGTGGAACTGGAGCTACGACACTGACTGGCTACGTGTACGGTAACGGTACAAGCGCAATGTCAGCCTCCACCACAATCCCTAATACGGCGATCACTGGTTTAGGAACCATGTCCACGCAGAACGCTGGTACTGTAGCTATCACTGGTGGGACGATTAACGGGACATCGATTGGTGCAACAACCGTATCAACTGGCGCATTTACAACATTGAATGCCACGACTGGCATCTTCGGAGGAACCTTCTAATGGCGGCGACTAACTTCACACCTATATCGCTGTACTACAGCACAACAGCTTCTGCTGTTCCCTCTGCTGGCAATTTGGTCGCTGGTGAGTTGGCGCTCAACACAGTTGACGAGAAGCTGTACTTTAAGAACTCCGCTGGCACGGTAAAGCTGTTGGCATCTAATGCCGCAACTACGCCTACAACGCCAGCAGGGTCTAACACACAGATTCAGTTTAACAACAGCGGTGCGTTTGGCGCATCTGCCAGCTTGACATGGAGCGGAACGGTTCTCGCTACATTAGGGTTAACAGTCACCAACGATGCTACTGTTTATGGTCTGACTGTTGGTCGTGGTGCGGGTGCTGTGGCTACCAATACTGCGGTAGGTGCTAGTGCTTTGGCGGCTAATACTACTGGTGCATTAAGTGTGGCATTTGGAGGTGATGCGCTTAAAGTAAACACAACTGGCGACAGAAATAGTGCTGTTGGCTATCGTGCGCTTTACACCAATACAACAGGAAACTACAACAACGCTTTTGGTTTTGCTTCTCTTGTTTTAAACACTACTGGAACGTCAAATTCTGGTATTGGTTATCAGGCTTTGTATTCCAATACGACTGGCAGTTATAACATTGCATTGGGCGAGTCATCACTTTACTCCAACACCACATCATCTAACAATACTGCTGTGGGTTATCAGGCGGGGTATGCAAACACAACAGGGACTGGTCATGCCGCAGTTGGATATGGCGCTTTAAAGGGTGTAACTACTGGCAACAACAACACGGCGGTTGGTAAAGATTCCGCACAAGCATTAACAACAGGTTCTTCTGTAGTTGCGGTTGGTCGTGCGGCTTTATACACAAACACTACTGGTGATTCAAACACGGCTATTGGTGAAACAGCACTCTATTCCAACACCACAGCCTCTTACAACACCGCTGTAGGTTATCAGGCGGGGTATTCAAATACTACGGGCGCGGAACTTACTGCGGTGGGCTATGGGGCGTTGTACTCCAACACCACGGGTAACTACAACACGGCGATGGGTCGCACGGCGCTGTACACCAACTCCACAGGACAGCACAACGCCGCTTTTGGTTACGCGGTCATGGGAGCCAACACCACTGGCTCGTATAACGTGGCTTTCGGAACAAGCGCCCTTGGGGCCAACACCACAGCATCCTACAACACTGCTGTAGGTTATCAAGCGGGGTACGCAAACACAACGGGTTCTGGTAACGCATTTTTTGGTTATTTGGCAGGAACTGCTGTAACTACTGGTGGAAGCGAAACATTTATTGGTGTTGGTGCGGGGTCTCTAGTTACCACAGGCAACAACAACACCATCCTCGGTCGCTACAACGGCAACCAAGGTGGCCTCGACATCCGCACTGCAAACAACTACATCGTGCTGTCTGATGGAGATGGGAATCCACGGATGTACAACAACGGCACGGATTGGTACGATGCCGCAGGAAAACTCAGAGCCGTTCCGCAGTCAGGCTCTTCCAAGACAAGCTCCTACACACTAGCCACAACCGATGTTGGTGAGTACATCTTACTTGGCGCAAGCGGTGCGATTGTGATTCCTGATGCTACGTTTGCGGCTGGTGACGTTATCACCATCTTCAACAACACCGCTAGTACAGCAACAATCACTTGCTCAATCACAACGGCGTACATTGCAGGCACATTCACTGACAAAGCCACGATGACCTTGGCGGCGGCAGGTGTAGCAACTGTACTGTTCATCACCAGCACCTTGTGTGTTGTTTCAGGAAATGTGACCTAATATGAGTTCATCACAGCAACTATTGTTAGGCGAAGGCGCGGGTGGAGCCGCCCCTGTTTACATTGAAGATGTGTTCAAAACTTGGCTTTACGCGGGTAATAGTTCTACACAGACCATCACCAACGGTATTGACTTATCTACCAAGGGTGGGTTGGTTTGGTCAAAATATAGAACTAGTAGTTTTATACATAATTTATTTGATACCACTAGAGGTGTTCAAAAAACACTATGCTCAAATAGTACTGACGCGGAAGCAACAGAAACTCAGGGCATAACTGCATTTAATTCAAATGGGTATACAACAGGCTCTTGGTCGCAAATAAATAGTTCATCAGGCAACTTTGTTTCATGGACATTCCGCAAGCAACCAAAGTTCTTTGATGTTGTGACTTTCACCGCAGGAACAAACACAAACAGGCGTATTTCACACTCGCTTGATTCTGTTCCCGGTTTTTGGATTTTAAAGTCAATAACAATTAATGGGGCAAACTGGGATTGCTATCACACAAGCCTTGGTTTAAATGCGTCGATTAACTTAAATTTAGATGGCTCGGCGGGTTCCGGAAGCAATCGTTGGGGAACAGCACCAACGTCTACCACGCTTGGCATTAACGAACAAGCCATGTGCAGTGCTGGGTATACATACATTCTTTATATATTTGCCAACGATGCAGGAGGTTTTGGCCTAACTGGTACAGACAATGTGATTTCGTGTGGGTCTTATGTAGGTGATGGAACAACTAGATTAATAAATATTGGATATGAGCCGCAATGGATATTAATAAAAAACGTAACTAGTGGATCGGGAGGGTCAGCCAACGATTGGAAAATGATAGACAACATGAGAGGTTTTACTGCCACAAATAATTCAGCCGTTTTAGAAGCCAACACAAGTGACGGGGAAACAAATGACAACCCAATCACAATTGCTTCTCAAGGTTTTAATACCAATAACATGAGGAATACGAGTCAAACTTACATCTACATAGCCATCCGTCGTGGCCCGATGAAAGTGCCTACTGCGGGTACAAGTGTGTTTACGCCTTTGTACTTTACAGGTAATGATTCAACAAGCAGACAACTGACCGCTGGTTTTGTAACAGACACATTTTTAGGTAAAAGATCTATTGGTGATACTTCGCCTTTTGTAGATCGTTTAAGAGGCAAAGATTTACAACTTTACACATCATTGACTAATGCGGAAGCCACTTCTAGTTTGTACTGCCGATTTGATAGCAATACAGGCCCAATTGTTGGATACAACGCCGCAGGTGGTATTAACATCAATAGTAGCGCCTATACCTACAGGACGTATTCGTTTGGGCGCGCGCCTAGTTTCCACGACGTGGTTTGCTACACAGGTACCGACACAGCTAGAACAATAACGCACAATCTAGCGGCTGTTCCAGAACTAATGATTGTCAAAGATCGTTCAATTAACCGAAATTGGTTTGTTTATGTTTCTGGTGTTGGGAATACAAAATATTTAAACCTAAACAATACTGATGCAGCAACAACAGATTCAGGAATTTGGAATAATGCAACTCCAACATCATCCGTGTTCTCACTTGGTTCTAGCTCTTCAGTAAATGGCGCTGGTGAAAATTTTGTTGCCTACCTATTTGCAACCCTTGCAGGTGTTTCCAAAGTAGGAAGCTACACAGGTAACGGCGGCTCACAAACAATCAACTGCGGTTTCACAAGCGGTGCTAGGTTTGTGCTTATTAGGAAATCAAGCGGAACGGGTAACTGGAATTTGTGGGACAGCGCACGAGGTATTGTGAGTGGTAACGACCCGTATTTTGCATTGAATTTATCGGATGGCGAGGTTACTTCAAATGATAGCGTTGACACAAACAGCACTGGGTTTGTTGTTAACGAAGTAGCCGCAACTAACGCTAATGAAAGCGGTGCAACATACATCTTCTTAGCAATCGCATAAGGAACAATCATGCAAATACGAATCAGATCAACAGGTCAAGTGCTTCTTCAGCACGAGTGGGAAAAGTGGGTTGCACAGACCTACGCCAAGTCATTGAGTGGCATATCTGAAGAGGCGGTCAATCGCTTTGAGTCAGACATCGTGTTTGAAGGCCCACAAGCCACAGGCGGCACTGTCTACCAATACTCACAGCAAGACGGCGTTGAACAACTTGACGGAAAGTGGTACACCAAGTACATCCTTGGCCCTGTGTTTACAGACGGCGAGACAACAGCCGCTGAACAGGAAGCCGCTTACAAGGCTATGAAAGATGCTGAACAGGCCGCAAATGTACGCAACCAACGTACAGAAAAGCTCAAAGACTGCGACTGGACACAGATTGCCGACAGCACCGCAGATAAAGCTGTATGGGCTACATACCGCCAAGCCCTGCGCGACATCACTGCGCAGTCTGGTTTCCCTTGGACAATCACTTGGCCTACACAGCCTTAAAGGAAAATCATGGATACACAAACACCAGAGCAAATTGCACAGCATTACAAGGCGGCAATGGATTCCGTCAACCTCATCAACGCTGGCCAGCCTGAAAGCATGGAAGCCCAAGAGTGGGCCGACTGCCTTGCTCGTAACAAAGAGCATCTTCGTATCATGGTTGCCAAGACTTTTTGGACTACCCAAGATCTGACACCCCTACGTAACGCTTCTGTATAAGGACAAACATGAAACTGCAATTGCCAATTGAAACAGCAAACCAACTTCTAGGTTACTTGGGTTCACGCCCATACCAAGAGGTGTACCAACTAATCCAAGCGATTCAGGACGCCGCAAAGCCTTCAGAGCCAAAGGTTGAAGATGGAATCAATGGAGACTAAATTGTCGGTGCACGAAGCGATTTGTGCACAGCGTTACGAGCGAATCAACGAATCGCTCGATAGCGGCAAGAAGCGGATGAAGACGATCGAGATATTGCTCTACATCACTATCGCCGCAGTGCTTCTCGGACCGGGCGTTGCCGCTGAATTCGTGAAGAAGCTATTGGGGATCTAAGTGGAACTCGAGTATTACACCAAAGTAATAGGCGCGGTGACCGCGTCCACTGCGATGATTGGTGGTGGGTACACGCTCGCCGACAAGTTCGGCGTATTTCACAAAGACATCCTCAAGTGGGCACCGGAACACTTTCAAATATCCGATGCTCCCGCGAACGGCGAATTTAAGGTCGTAGTGGCTCGTCAGAAAATCAGGGACAACTGCGAAGTTACAGCATTCAAGCTGGAAGTGCGGGACTCTGAATTGGTCGTACACCCAGCGAAGCCTAGTATTGCGACATTTTCAGGTCCAGCCAGTGACACCGTGGACAAGTTTGGGTACAAGTTCAAGCTCGATACCACCGCGCAGGTAACCCCCGGCGTTGCTACGCTATTGGCTCACATTAAATATAAGTGCCCTGAGGGTGAAGTGATTGTAAACTACCCCGCGCATAAAAACCTGATGTTTACGATAAAGGAATCCAATGTTTGATATATTATCCGGCGGTATTCTTGGGTCGGTGTTCGGCGGCTTGTTCCGCTTGGCACCTGAAGTGCTTAAATTTTTCGACAAGAAGAACGAGCGTGAACATGAACTCCTAATGTTCTCGCGGCAGTGCGAGTTGGAACAACTCCGAGGCCAGCAAAAGCTGGCAGAGATCGGAGCGCAACGCGAAGCCGCTATCGACGTTGGGGTGATGGACGCGTTCAATGCCGCGATTAACCAGCAAGCCGAGATGGTTAAAGCCGCTGGCGGGTGGGTGGCAAGCCTCTCCGCCTCTGTCCGACCTTTGGTCACCTATTGGGTCCTGTTCGTCTGGTCTTTCATCCACGTCTGGTTTGCTTGGAACGCTTGGCTCGCTGGTGCTCCCGCAGTCGAGGTGTTCAAGACGATGATGACTCCCGACTTTTCAGCCTTGCTGTCCGGCACCATTAACTACTGGTTCCTCGACCGTACTTTGAAACAACGTGGGCTATGAATCTAGAACTGGCCGCTGAACTTTGCCGCCGGTTCGAAGGATATCGGGCCAAGCCCTACCTCTGCCCGGCTGGGGTGGCCACGATCGGGTATGGCTCCACCTACTACGGGGACGGTCGCAAGGTGACACTCGAAGACCCCCCGATGGACGAACCTACGGCCCGTGCACTCCTGATGACGGAGTTGCTTCACACCTACGCTCCCGGTGCCATACGTCAATGCCCCGGCCTCTTAGTCCTAGCCGCGCAAGGAGACCCTCGAAAGCTCAACGCGATCGTAGACTTTTGCTACAATCTCGGCATTGGGCGGCTCCAGACTTCGACGCTTAAGCGCAGGATCAATGCCGGGGATTGGGAGGGTGCAAAAGAGCAGTTAATGCTATGGACCAAGGGCGGCGGCAAGGTGTTGCCGGGACTACTTAAGAGGCGTACCGCTGAGTGCGTTTTGCTGGATTGACCAAATGTTAAAGGCATGGTATAATTTCGTCCAACGTTGCCATTCGTGTGAAGGACTTCTATGACTGCCGCGTCGGTGATGACCTACGACTCCCTTGTTGAAAATATCCAGTCCTATCTGGAGCGTAACGACACCGCTACTCTCGACAAGATCCCTCTCTTCATTATGCTCGCCGAGCAGGTGATCGCGTCTAAGATCAAATTCCTCGGTAACCTGACCGTCAACACCAGCAACATGGTGGCCAGCAACGCGGTGATCGCGAAGCCCGCTCGGTGGCACAAGACAGTATCGATGAATATTACAGTAGCTGGGGAGCGCCAGCCAGTGCTCCTGCGCAAGTACGAGTACCTCCGTAACTATGCTCCGGACCCCACTGCGACTGGCACACCGGAGTATTACGCGGACTACGACTACGAGAATTGGCTCGTGGCCCCTACGCCGGATGCGGCATACGCGTTCGAGGTATTGTACTACGAGCGGGTGCAACCACTGGATTCGAGTAACCAGACGAACTGGTTCACGGTGTACGCGCCACAAGCCCTGCTCTACGGTTCGCTCCTGCAAGCGATGCCTTTCCTGAAGAACGACGATCGTATCCCAATGTGGCAGTCGCAATATGACGCGATTATGGCCACACTAAGCGAGGAGGATAAACTCCGCATCGCTGATCGTCAAGCCATCGCGGTGGATTCATGAGCTACGTCAGCCCTTTCACCGGTGATGTCATCCAGCCGACAGATGTCAGCTTCCGGTCGGTAACGCTTTCGGCCAACACACAGCTCCAGTGGCCAATCAACGGCAACACGGACACGGACTACGCCGCCCGAATCATGCAAGTGACGGCAACGGCGGGAAGCCTCAGCCTTTACATGCCGCCCGCGAATCAGAATTCGGTGGGTAATGATGCACTCATCCGCAATATCGGTGCGAACACGTTCACAGTCAAAGATTACGCGGGCACGAATACCATCGTATCGGTGGCGGCGGGTGAGTCCAAGTACATCTACATCACGACGAACCCTGACGCTCAGGGTACTTGGGGCGTCATCGCTTTCGGCACTGGGACGTCTTCGGCTGATGCCGCGACGCTTGCCGGATATGGACTCGTGGCCAGTGGCGCGACACTAAACCAGAGCCACCCAAGCGCGGCGATCACCAGCGGATCGACATTTGCGGATACCGATCGTGCGCAAACCCGAGTGTGGGGGAGTGGCTCCGGAACGGCTACACTGCCGCTTTCCGCGACACTTGGTAATAACTGGTTCACACTCTTCAAGAATAACGGCACAGGGTCTTTCACGATTTCCTGCTCTGGCGCGGAGCTAATTGATGGTAATTCGACCAAGACGTTTAACCCGTCCGAGTCCGCCTTCATCGTGTGCACAGGGACGGCCTACGTAACCGTCGGTTATGGTGTAAGCTCACAATTCGTGTTTACAGCGCTGACCAAGAGCGTAACCGGCGGCTCCTATTTGCTGACTAATAACGAGGCGGCAAACACGATTCAAGAATACGTCGGAAGTCTGGTCAGTAATGTGACCGTAACGTTCCCGCCTGTGGTTAACTTGTACGTGATCTCGAACCAGACAACCGACAATGGTTACAGTCTGACAATTACGACTGGGCTTGGATACACAGCGACGATCCCTCCGGGCCAGCAAGCCACACTAATCTGCGACGGTACTAACTTTCTGAATGCCAACACTACTCAAGCCGGAGCGTCCACTGTGAGCTTGGTAGATGGTACTGTTGGCACCCCATCGCTCAATTTCGCGGCTGAGACCGGTACGGGTATCTATCGTCCCGGCGCTGGCGAACTCGGCGTCGCGGTACTCGGCACTAAACGCGTCGGCGTGACTGCAACGGGTGTGACCGTGACTGGGTCCGGCACATTCACCACCGGTGTCGCTGGGGGTACGTTCACATGACCAAAAAGGTCTTCGCCCTCGACACTAAACCCGGCGTCCAACGCGATGGTACAGTGTTCGACAAGCAGTTCTACAATTCGGGTCGCTGGGTACGCTTTCAACGTGGTCGTCCTCGCAAAATCGGCGGATTCCGGGAGATTGTGAACGACTTAGCTGGGCCTTCGCGTGGCATCTACTTAAATCCACAGCAGAATTTCAACAACGTATTCAGTGGTTACTCGGGCGGCATGCAGTTGCTCCCGATCAACAATAGTGGCACGGGGTCGGGTATCACTGACATGACGCTGTCGGATTTTACTGCTAACGCGAACAATCTGTGGCAGTTCGACACTTTTTACGACGTGAGCGGCTCGGGTAATAACCTGCTCCTCGCGCACCCCGGCCAGAATCTGACGCTAATCGACAACAACGTTAATACCCCAGTGCTCGGCGGCGACATCACTGGTACCACTATGTCCGCGATTGGCGTATTCACCGATACTGCGACCACGATTAACGGTAACCCGGTGATCACCCTTGCGGCGGCCAACATCCTAGTCGGTGCTGGACAAACCGTGACCGGTGCCGGGATTCCGTCCGGCACTACAGTCCTTTCGGTCTCAACGACCAGTGTAACGCTGTCGGCCAACGCTACCGCAAGCGCTACAGTGACAGTAACATTCGACAACAATGTCGATGTCTCTGGTGGTGTGGTGACTCTGCACCCCTACGTGTTCGTATACGGCAATGATGGCCTAATCCGCAACTGCTCCGCTGGCAACGCGAATGACTGGGTGTCGGCTGATGCTAATGAGGTGTCGGTGGCCACCGGCAAGATTGTACAAGGCCTCCCAGTACGCGGCGGTTCGAACGCCCCATCCGGACTCTTTTGGAGCTTGGACTCGCTCATTCGCGTATCCTACATTGGCGGCGTGGGCACACCCCCGCAATTCTGGCGCTACGACTTAATTTCGAGCCAGTCTTCGATCCTATCCTCGCAGTCCGTCATCGAGTACGACGGCGTGTATTATTGGTGTGGTGTTGACCGATTCTTGCTCTACAATGGTGTCGTTAAAGAGATCCCGAACACGTTCAACCAGAACTATTTCTTCGATAATCTTAACTACGACGCCCGCGAGAAGGTGTGGGTATCTAAGGTCCCACGGTTCGGCGAGATTTGGTGGTTTTACCCGCGCGGCAACGCCACTGAGTGCACAGACGCAATCATTTACAATGTGCGCGAGAACTGCTGGTACGACGCGGGTGAGGCTACCGGTGCGCAAAGGTCCGCTGGTTACTTCTCGCAGGTCTTCCACTATCCAATCGCGGCCGAGTGGAATGCAAATGCTACCGGCGGCGTACTGGCGTTTACGTTAACTAACGCTGGCTCGGGCTACACCGATGGTACGTACAACAATCAAGCGCTAACTGGTGGCACGGGTACCGGCGCAACCGCCAATATCGTGGTCGCGGGTGGTATTGTTACTTCGGTGGTGATCAACGGGCACGGAGTGAATTACACAGTAGCTGATGTGCTGTCTGCCGCACTCCCCGCCGGTTCTAACTTCGCGATCACGATTAGCTCATTGATGACTTTCGTGTCACTGTGGCAGAACGAGATTGGTACGGACAAAGTGCAAGGTGCAACCGCGCTGGCGATCGAGTCGTACTTCGAGACCAATGATCTCGGTTGGGTATCTGGTGGTCCAGCTCAGCCCTCGCCTGTCGGCGATAACAAGGCGTTACATCTAGAGCGTGTCGAACCCGATTTCGTGCAAGAGGGCGAGATGGAACTGTACGTCACTGGACGCCCATTCGCTCAAGCCGACGATGTGACCACGGGTCCCTACACTTTCGACCCTGCGACACGCAAGATCGATATGCGCGAACAGCGTCGCGAGTTGCGTCTAAAGTTCGTGTCTAATGTGGCCGGTGGTGATTACCAACTTGGCCGTGTGATCCTTGATGCCGACACCGGCGACGTGAGACCGTACTAATGGCGGACATTCTTAATCCCACACAGGTCTACGACCCTCGCTACCACACTTTTGAGTCGTGGGCGTGCCTCATGTGCGAACTCTACGCTCCACAACAGCTTTCGATTCCCGACGCGAACACAGATTGGAAAGACTGGGGCGCGGGACTTAAGGCAATCGACGTGTTTACAAATGAAGGTATTCCGGGTCCCTACCAGTTCGATGACTGGCAGGAATGGGCCGAGCAACTCGTGAATGCTGTTAACCCTGCGGTGAACTAATATGGCAGTTTCTAATGCAGATATTCTAGGCTGGTTGAACGAAAATCCCGGCGCAGACGATACGCTGATTGCGACCACAATGCGGGAAGCGGGTGTGACTCCTGCTCAAATGGCTGAAGCTACCGGCTTGAGCTATGGAGATGTGTCGGGGCGGTACACTGCGGCTCTAGCACCAGTATACGACCAGATCATCCAAGACGCTTACGCGACCATTGGCCGCACTGGGATTGGGGAGGGTACTAACCAGATCGACACTGGTGGTTACAACCACTTCCTCAACATGCTTCAAACCGGCCAAGTAGGTCTCGACGACTTTTCGTCGGTCTTTGGCGGAGCCGTTGATCGGTATATCACGGATAACCCAAATGACCGCTACACGCAGTACGTGAATTCTTACCGAGCTGGTAACGCTGGAGCAGATACGACTGGGGTGGGTGCTTTAACACAAGCGACTGCGGACACTACTGGTTCGACCACCAACACCACTGGTGCGTTGGCTCAAGCGCAAGCCGATCAGATTGCCGCTAACAACGCGGCCACGAGCACTATCGAACTGGAAGGGCAGATATACACTATCAATAACGCCACGGTCGACAAAGTCACTCAACAAATCCTCGCGCAGGGGACGACTTCCAAGTGGTCAGGTGCTGGGTATGGTTCTCCTGAGGCTAATGCTAAGGCGATGGCCGAGCAGTTGGTGGCGAATGGTATCACTGATATCAATCAGGTTGCCAAGATCGACCAAAAAGTCGACGAATCCGTCACGCCGAAGTACGAGTATACCAACACTGGCCAAGTTGATGGAGATGGACAGCCCGTCATGACCGCCACATTAGTGGGTTATGTTGACAAAGATGGGAAAGAAGTCGATGCGGCATTAGTCAAAGCTGAACAGATTTACGATTGGGATGGTGGTGGTTATACTAGCTATGTGGCTCCGATCGGCACCAAGTCGGTTATTGGCAATAAAGATACTGGTAAGGCTCTAATAAACGCTTACGGAGAGCGCGGCGGCGTAGGTGATGCATGGTCCGGCACTTACGTTGGCAAGGGCAACACGGCGTACCGCACTACATTCGACGCCCAAGGTCGCCCAATTTTCTACACCACCGGGGCTTCCAGTAGCGATATCGGTAGCATCGCGCCAATTCTCGCCATAGCGCAGTTCATCCCCGGCGTCGCTCCGTTTGCGATGGCCGCAAATGCCGCGATTGCGATTGATAATGGCGACGTGCTCGGCGGTCTTGCTAGCATGGCGGGTTTAGGTGGATACACCGATATTGCCACCGGGCTTCGGGTGGCCAAGGCCATCGACCAGAAAGATCTCGGCGCATTAGCTTCATCATTGTTACAAAATGAGACCATTGGCTCTATGGCCGGTGGTACGATGCTGACCGACACGATCTCGCTGGCCGACGCTGGTAATGCATATAACGCGGTGTCGAACGTCAAAGATGGTAATTACGCCGGTGCGCTGAATTCACTCGGTACGTTGACAGGTAGCGCTGACACCAAGACCGCTGGTGCCGCACTGAATTTATTCAACGCTATCCAATCGGGCAATGAAGTCAACATTATTAATGCGGCGGCAGGACTAAACAACACAGTTAACGCGGCCAATAATCTTTCCAACGCTAGTGTTGCAAAGTCAGTTACTAATAGCGTTACCAGCGGTGCCGACGCATTTGTCGCGGCTAAGGAAGCTGGTGCTACTGATGCCGAAGCGCTTGAGGCGGCCAATACAGTGACCGGCACAGGTACAGGTACGAGTGTTAGCACGACGACCAACACGCAAGTGGCCGATACCACTACGACCGGCGATGCTGGGGCATCAGGTAAATTTGATTTAGGTGAATTCGAGGGCGTCGATCAAGCTATCGAACAGCAGTCTCGCAACACTGAAGTCGATAGGTTGGTGACCGCCTATGAAAAAACGACCGGTAAATCCTTTGATAAGCTCACCGATCAAGAGGTAGCGGCGTTAGCATTTACGGCTAACTCGATGACCGTTGATCAGCTCAAAAACGCGTCGATTCAAGACATTCTTAACAAAGCACCTGCTATCGTTGGAAAGGATGATCAGGGCCGGTGGGTCGATGACAAGGGCTTCGCCTATGATGAACGCGGGTTAAAATACGCTCCGGGTAGCACTGCCCCAATGATCGATATAGCCGGTGTAGGCGACAGGGGTGTGCCTACAACGGCTCAAAGTCTGGATACAGCCGGTAATAATTTGGTTAATTGGGCGAACACGCTCGAAGGGACCTCGGGCGATGTGGTTCGTCAGACACTTTCGACGCTAATTGGTGCGGGTGGCGAGCAAGTCGCAGATCTTGGTACTGCACTGGCTAATATGGGAGTGGCCGAGCGTTATAACGTGCTCGTGCAATTGGGTCAGTCGCTCGAACGCACTGGTCAGAGTCTTGAAATACCCGGCGTCACTCAAGCTACCGAGAATTTCTGGAACGACATTCAAGGAGCGGAGACATACGCTGGGAAAGCGGCCGCTTCGATTAAGTCTGTTCTTAACAACCCATTAGTGCTCACTCAAGTCGCTAAAGAAGGCCTCCAAGAGGTGCTTCCGATCGTAACTGGTGGTGCAGTGTTCAGGATACTGGGTAAAACCGCTGGTATAGCTACCGACGTTCTTATGAACGCTTCGGAGTCCATGGGTTCGCAGTCTCGTCAAAAGTTCAACGAAGAGATCCAAAAGGGTACACCAGTTGATCAAGCGGAGAAGCTGGCCAACGCAGATGGGTGGAAAGCGTTCGCTATCACCGCTGGCACGGCTACTCTCGCGGATGCGGCGTTGATTAAAGGTTACGAAAGAGCGATGGATAAAGTCTTCGGCAAGACCACGACGTCAGTCGGCAAAGAGTGGGCCGAAGAAGGATTTGAGGAGCTGGCAATTGCGCTTGCTACCGGTGATGACCTAGCGACCGCTCTGTCTAAATCTATCGCGGGTAGTACGATAGGTTCTAAGACCTCCGGCACACTCACTGCCGGATCTAGCGTTTCCGCAGATATTCAACAAGCATTTGCGTCTGAAGGCCTTACATCCTCAGATGGCTCATTCCGTCCGGAGACCATTACGAAAATCACTGACGCGGGTACAGGGGGTGCTGGTACGCAAACCGCTGTGACTGAGGTAGCTGGTAGTGGCACAACGGCCACGGGAGCCAACACTGCCGCCGTAACTAACACTGCCGCAACGGGAGCTGACACTGCCGCCGCTACAGACTTCGCGTCGATTTTCACCGCCACCGGTAACACGACTCAAGCCGTCGATACATCAGTGGGTTCAGCAATTAGCAACGGTGCTGATGTAAACAACACGATCACCTCGGTGGTTAATGCCGCTAATACTACAGGCGCAAATGCAAGCGTAGTGGCCGCGACTGCCGCGAACGCCGCCGTAGCCGCTGGTGCCGACGTGACAACGGCTTCGAACGCCGCAACCACTGCTGTGTCTAATGTAACTGCTGGTACTAACGCCGCAACGACCACCGGCACAACGGCTGGAACTAACGCCGCAACGACCACCGGCACAACGGCTGGAACTAACGCCGCAACGACGACTGGAACCGCCGCGAACACGAACACTGCCACCGGTTCAAATAGCAACACCAGCACTAACGCGGCTACTGGCGTGACTACTAATACGGCCGTAGACGCCAATACTGGCGTAACGACCACAACCACAACGAACACTAATACCGGTACAAACACATCTGTTAGCACAAATACGAATACCGGTGTTACGACTACCACAAACACCAACACGAACACTGGCGTCAATACCAACACAACGACTGATACTAATACCAATACGACCACTAACACCGTGGTGGACACGAACACTGATCTTACTACGACGATCAATGTAAACACCGACACGGGCGAGATTACCAGCGTAGACGGTCCCGGGAAAGTGATCGACTCCAGCACGGTGGTGATAGACGGCACGGCGATTGACGTGACGACCGGCCAAGTTCTGACACCCGAGGAAGTCAATAAACGCGTCGAAGCGGCCAAGCTTAAGTTAGCTACGCCCAAGAAGCAGACACCGGGTGCGATGGCTGGTCCAGCATTTAACGAGCCTACGTATAAAGCTAAAGACAGCGACATTGCCGAAACATGGCTCGGTGGTCGATTCCGTAACCTCGCGCCTCTTGCCGGACTCGGCGCACTACTACCACAAGACACTCCTATGTTCCAAGAAGCACAAGCAATCTCGGCCCTTCGCCGCGCCTCCGGAATCGAAGACGGTGCCGAGAAACCCGGAGCCGACTACTACGCCTATGGCACTGAACCCTCTTACTCCAAGGTCCTCGAACCGTTCATGAATGGGGGGACTGTACAGAAGTATGCCGACGGTGGTAAAATAATGGCTTCTCCACTAATGGCGGCGTCAGGCGGCGATGTACCACACAAAGGTTCACACTACGTACAGGGCGCGGGCGGCGGTCAGGACGACCTTATCTCGGCCAAGCTCGCTGACGGCGAATACGTGTTCGACGCGGACATCGTGGCGGCACTGGGTGACGGCTCGAACAAAGAGGGTGCCAAGCGGCTGGACGCTATGCGGGAAGCAATTCGCAAGCACAAACGCGGCGGTTCCATTAAATCAATTCCACCAGCGGCTAAATCGCCCTTGGCATATCTGAAAGGCGCATTATGAGCTTACTGCAAGGCGATCCCCTACCGAATATTGACACTACCAAGGTAGTCGATACCACCGGTCCGGATTGGTACACGACGTACCTTGAAGGTCTCGCGGAACCCGGCACCGAACTACTGAAGCAGACTGGCGAAGACCTTGTAGCTCCAATGTCGGAGTTGCAGACTAGTGTGCTCAACTACGCAAAGGGTGAGGACGGAACCGGCACCGGACTACGCGGCTACGAGACCATGCTGGGCGACGCTGGCGACACCGCCGCACTTGCCGCCGCCGGAATCACGCCGGAGATGATCCAGTCGTTCATGAATCCCTACATTAGTGGGTACACGAACGAAGCGGGTGTTAAGATGCCCGGAGTCGTGGATGAAATGGAACGGCTTCAACAGCAAAGTCTTCAACGTTCGCTGATTCCGTCGCTCAAGGGAGCGTTTGCTGGTACAGGTGGTACGGGTGGCAAGCGCATGTTCGACGCGATGGGCCAGTTGGGAGCCGACACTCAAGCCAATCTGCTCGGAGCGCAGACTAAGCAGATGGCGTCGGGGTACGACAGCGCACTCAAAGCCGCTATGGACCAAGCGGGCATCTACCGGAACGCGGCCGAGACCCAGCGTGGGCTAGCATCCACGGAACTCGATCTAAAGCTCAAAGAACTCGAGCGTTTATATGGTCTCGGCAGTGAAGAGCAGAAGTTGGAGCAGACCGGCATTATGGCTCCCCTTGCCGCCGCCACTGGTGCGGCCAATGTGTTCTCGAACGTTAAGGTCCCGAGCACGGTGTCCGAGAAGGCTAGTGCGCCAATCCCCGGTGCTTACTCCACGTCACCACTCGCCCAAATCGCGGGCCTCGGATCTCTCTTTGCCTCCGGTCCAAATGGTGGTACAAGTGCCGCTACCGGATTCGGCAATGCATTCAGCTCGCTGGGTACATCACTTAGCAACTTGTTCAGCAGTCCGAGCTTTAACTACGACTTCTCGAATACTGGCTGGAAAGGCCAAACCGACGAGTTCGGTGGTATGGAAGAGAAACCATTAGGGTAATTATCATGGCAGAACCCACCGAAGATACAAGCGGCTACAGCCCACTGCTCGCGCAGATGATGAAGATCGACCCCGAGAAGATCGGGAGCGTGTCGCTTTCGGCTCTCGGACGCCAAGCAATGGGTGCCGATTCTGACGCCTACAAAGCCGCAAAAGCGGAAGTGGATGCCGCACGAGAGACAATGAAGCAAGCGTTGCAAGACCGCAAAGGTCGAATCGACCCGTCGATGCTCGCGCTGGCTCAAGGATTTCTAGCACCGACACGCACTGGCTCTTTCGGCGAATCGCTAGGCACTGCCGCCGGAGCTTTTGGGAAAGCGCAAGAAGCTGAAGCTGATCGGAACGCTCAACTTGCCAAGATGCGCTACGAGTTGTCGCTCAAAGCGGTTGAAGAAGAAAAAGAGGCCGCACGGCTTGGCCTGAGTGTAGTGTCGAAGCTTACCCCGCAGATGACCGCGTACCAGAAACAGGCGCAATCCGAGGGTCTTAATCCACGGTCGCCCGAAGGCATCGCACGTGTCAAAGAACTGCTCGCGGGAGATAAAGCAACGCCTGAAATGAAGGCATTCGCCGCGCAAGCCGGTGTGTCTTTGACTGATCCGCAATTCTCGGTGAAGTTCAAGATGTTCGAGGACACGAAGAGCTTGCGCGACATCGCAACCCGTCTTAACTTGAATCTGAACGACCCTGAGCAACTCGTCAAAGCACAACAGGAAGCTCAACGCGACGCGTATCGCAAAGAGAACAAGCTCGTGGCCGACGCCCTGCAGACATTTGGTGGCGACCCTCTTAACGAGAAGGACCGCGCTCGTGCGCAGAAGATCGTGGACGAGAATGTGCGTCTGGACCAGACCAGCAAGCGTACCTCGATCGCTCAGCAAGTGGCACAAACCACCCGCACTAAGCAGGAGATTGACGACCACATTCGCAATGGCGACATCAACGCAATTGTTACCAAAGCCATGGACGTTGGAGTGCCAATCGATCCTAAGACCTCCTACCGAGGACTAAACAAGATCGAAGCCGCCAAGAAGCGCGAAAAAGATCTAGAAGAATCTGGTAAGTATATACGCGAGAAAATCTCACCGTTCACTTCCGGCATCGAGGACGATATCCGCGACCTTGAACGTGCATTGAAGCTCAACTCCGAGATCAGCACCGGCTACACCTACGGTGTGGGCTTTGGTATCGGAGACATCGCGAAGCTCACTTCCGGTGACCGTGCGAAGATCAACGAATTCGACTCGCTCGCCGCACTCGCCGCGAAGCAGAACCGCATTCCGGGCGACTCGAACGTGTCGAACTTGGACATCAAGATGATGCAACTCGGCGCGTTCAGTTCCGACAAAGAGCCATCGACCAACAAGACCTTGCTCGAATTCAAGATCGCGCAACGCCGCCGCGACGCGGAGTTCAACAAGTACATGGCCGATTACGCCGCCGTCAATGGTGCCATCACGCCGTATGCCGAAGCCCAGTGGCGCAGATATTTGGATGCGAATCCGATCACCACCCGCGACGATAAAGGCAAGGTCTCGATTAACCCCAACCGCATGACCTACCAGCAATACTTCAGCATGCCACGAGTGCGTGTTGATAGCCAAGGACGGGAGACTCCACAATGACCATCGAGCGAGTGATTGACGGCAAGATCTACGAATTCCCCGAGGGCACACCTGAGGCGACGATTCGGAGATTTACGCTGAACAAGGCGGGGACACCCGATGCCACAGCACCCGTCGCACCAGTGCGTCCACAGGCGAAACGACCTGATGCGATGTTGCCCGGTGCGGCGGGTCAGGCACTGCAAGGTCTGACTATGGGCTTCTCGGATGAAGCTATTGCTCGGCTACGTTCACTGGGCGGCAATCAAAGCTACGAAGATTTGGTCAAGGCTGAACGCGAAGGCTTGCGCAAATACGCCGAGGAGAATCCACGTACCGCAGTAGCTTCCGAGTTAGGTGGGGCGTTGGTGCCAGCCCTGTTCACTGGTGGTGCTGGCGCGATCCCGGCGGTCTCCAAAGCCGTTGGCCCCAAGCTCGCTGGAATGCTCTTTGGCAAAGCCCCGAGTATTCCCCGGATGATGGGCTACGGAGCCGGGTCCGGCGCAGTAACTGCTGTCGGTACGAGCGAGAAACCGCCCGGTGAATTGGGCGGCGAAGCCCTCAAAGGTGGTGCCGCTGGAGCGGTGACTACTGGCACATTGGGACTGCTCGGTAAATACGTGGCGATGCCCGCATTCAACAAGATTAAAACCTCGCTGGGATTCGGTGACGCGAATAAAGCGGCCGATCTTGCGATCGTCAAGGCACTGGAGAAGGACGGGATGACGCCCGACCAAGCGTTGGCCAAGATGCAAGCGATGTCCCGTGGCGAGATCACACTGGCCGACCTCGGCGAGAACACTGCCGCACTGTTGCGTCGTGCCACTGCCGCGCCATCACCCGCCCGAATTCAGGGCAAGTCCGAGCTTGCTACTCGCGAGATGGAACGCATCCCACGTGTCTCGGAAGATTTACGCACCCTGATGTCAGGCTCTAAAGACTTCTACACAGACGTGCTGGACCTCACCAAAAAGCGCGCTGAAGAGGCCGACCCCCTGTATAAGGCCGCGTGGAACAGTGCCCCAACGTTTAACCCTACGACCGCGCCCGATATCGCCAAGCTTCGCAACCTGCCCACCTTCAAGGAGGCAATGAAGATTGGTGCCAAGCGCATGGCAGACAACGAGCTGGATATCGCCGACCCTAGAAACACCTTGCGTGCTCTGCACGAGACTAAGATCGCGCTGGACGACATGATCGAGAGCGCAATGCGTGAAGGTAAAGGCGGTCAAGCCGGGACACTTCTGAACATGAAACGGCGACTCCTCGCCGACATGGAAAAAGCTTCGCCCGAATACCGCATAGCACGGCAAACTTTTGCCGGTGACTCCGAGCTGTTAACAGCCATGAAAGAGGGACAGCAGATCTACACTATGAACGAGCTTGACATGCGCAAGCTCATCGACCGGTTCAAGGACTCACCGTCCGAGTACGACGCTTTCCGCGCTGGTATCTCCCAAGCGATGCTGGAGAAGCTCCGAGTCGCGGGGCCATCAGCTGACCCGATGAAGTCGATCCTGTCCCGCGATGCTGAGCAGAAGCTTCGCCGTGCCTTTCGCGACGACGCCGCATTTGACGAATTCAAGAACCGATTGCTCCAAGAGCGTACAATGCTCCAGACCGAAAAGTCCGGATTCCGTCGCACACCATTGGACACCGACCTCGACCAAGGCGCGGGTGGGGTGGGTGCCGCCGCGAACCTGATGGCTGGCCGTCCTTTCACTGCCGCCGGAGATGCACTCCGTGCCCAGTTCCCGAACCTGATCGGGATGTCGCCCCGGGTGGCTCAGCCTACCACTGAGAAGCTCCTGACCCCGACCGCCAAGGTGGACACAGTGATCGACAGTATTATGCAGTCGCTCAAACAGCAAGAGCAGTCACTACTCACTTCGAGCCGTGTCGCAAATGCTGGTGCCACACTCGCTGGTGGCCTCGTCGCCGCCCGAGACCCCAAAGACCAGTATCCTGAGGACACTATGGCCCCCACACGGCCACCGAGGATCGAGCTGTCCGGTATGGCGACCCCGCCAGCCGGTCCCCCGCCCTCTCCCTTAGGCTCTCTAGGCCAGTAAGCTACTAATATAGCTCCCCACCTCTTCGACGCGCTCGGAGAGGCTCTCTCTTACATGCGCATGCACGAGAAGGCCCTAGAATCGACTTCCTGTTCCATTAAGATGGTACGGCGTCTGGAACGCCCCGGTGTCTCGAAGCCCGCGTCCTTCGGGGCTTGAGTGTGTCGTGTTCCGTTGTATCCCCCGTTCCATCATATACCCCCCGTATCGAACCACGCCGTTGACAGAGCAATCCCCCCGCGTGCGCATGGAACGGTGGAACAGGAGGCCTGTCTGTCGAATGGGAGAGGGTGTTCCATCATGTGTTCCATCTTGATGGAACGGTGGAACAAACGGTGGGGGTTGCTGTTCCGATGGCGAGATGTTATAATTATACCAGCCCACAGAGGTGGTGTCAATACATAGACGTATAGAGAGGTGAAACGATGACTAGTCTAGTTCAAGACTACGCAAACCTGTTCGCTGGTAATCTCCGGTCCTTCGGACAGTGGGATCCCGCGACGGGCAATATGATAACCGAGAAGAGCGAAGTAACCCTGCAACACTACGCCGACCATTTGGGCGGCAAGATGGGACTGGGGGTGGTTCCGATCACGGACGGCGGCACGGTGCTGTTCGGCTGTATCGACGTGGATAACCACGGCAAAGGTTCGGACGGGTCCGACATCGACATTCCGAAGCTTGTGGAAAAGATCGAGCACTACCGGCTCCCGCTGGTGGCGACCCGGAGCAAGTCGGGCGGGGCACATCTGTACTTATTTGGTGAGGAATACCTACCGGCCAAGCTCGTGATCCGGCTCCTTAATTCGTGGCGCGACATGCTCCAAATCCCGAACCACGTGGACATCTTCCCCAAGCAGGACTCGCTGACCACGTCCAGTGGTGAGAAGTCGCTGGGGAACTGGATCAACTTGCCATTCTTCGACAAAGACCGGACGGTGCGGTACGCGATTGACGACAAAGGGCAGAAGATGTCGTTCGAGCTGTTCATCTCGTACGCCCAGTCGCGCCGAGTTACGGTGGCGGCACTGCAGGAAATGGCCCACCGGGAGCACTTGGAGGCTCCACCGTGCATTCAAAAGATGATCCACACAGGCGTCGAATCCGGCTCCCGCAACGACTCGATGTACAACGTGGTGGTGTACCTCAAGCGTGCCCGCCCCGACACATTCTTTGACGATGCGATGGCGTTGAACCGCACGATGTTCGACAAGCCACTGGGACCCGCCGAGGCCAAGAAGGTGATCCGCTCCGCGTCGCGCCGGGACTACCTGTACAAATGTAGCGAAGAGCCGTGCAAGTCGCTTTGCGATCGCAAGGTGTGCGTTACCCGCGAGTTCGGGATCTCAACCGACGAGAGCAAAGAGCTGGACGCGCAGGACCAACTGCCCCAGTTTACCGAGCTGATCGAGTACCAGTCCGAACCCCCACGCTGGGGCATCCACGTTAACGGGAAGCTCATCGCGAACATCCCGACTATTATCCTACGTGACCCCGCCGCGATGGGCACGCTGATCTTCGAACAGCTCAAGATCAACATCCCCAAGATCACTCAGGACTCGTGGCGACGCCGAATCCTCGACCCGCTCATCCCGACTCTGCGGGTGATCGAAGTGCCGAAAGAGGCGAGTGCGTCAGGCATCATTGCCGCCAAGTTCAACGAATTCGTGCAAAAGGCCGACTTGACCTCCGACGGTACTAACACCGAAGACCGGAAAGCGTTAACCCGCAACATCCCGGTGGTGCAGGTCATCAACGGCACGCGGTGCATCGTGTTCCGGGGCACGGCCTTCTCCGAGTTCCTTAAGCGTAACAAAGCCGAGGTGATGACGGGGATGGACCTGTGGACATCGCTCCGGCGCGACTGCGGCGCGGATCACGACAAGCTCCGAATCCCGGGCGGCAAGCCCATCAACGTTTGGTACGCTCCTATTACTGAAGATCACGAGGTGAAAGTCGATGAACCCAAGTTCCGATCAGAATTCTAAAGTGCAGATTGCCTACGATGCAAAGACCAGCCGATTCGTCATCCACTCGCCGCCGTGGATGGTGGACAAAATTCGCCGCATTCCCAATCGGCGTTGGGATTCTCGTCGCCGCGTGTGGACAGCTCCTGCTCTTCGGGCTAATAGCGAGTTCCTGCTGGGTAATTTTGATGCTGACACATTTACAGACGATGCTCGCACGGTTGCAACTACGACTATCGAGCGCGTACATACGAATCAAGTAGCGGCATTTCCGCCGGTCTACACGTTCAAGACTACGCCACGGCCGTACCAGCTCAAGGGCCTCGACCATGCGTGGAACAAGAGCACATTCGCGTTCTACATGGACATGGGCACGGGCAAGACCAAGACTTCGCTCGACCTCTTTGCCGCGTACTTCATGGACGCTAAGGTGGACCGGGTGCTGATCGTCACCAAGTTCAGCACACGCAAGAACTGGGAGCGCGAGGTGATTATCCACTGCCCGATGGAGTGCGACACGCTAATTCTTGACACCGGCAAGCCCAAGGCGTTCGAGGAGTGGAACACCACGACCGATGGCCGTCTGAAGTTCCTGATCGTCGGCACCGAGTCCCTTGCGGCCGGTGGTGCGGTGCATCTTGCGCAGAAGTTCGTGGACTGTAGCACCCGTGTCGGCATGATCGTGGACGAAGCGCACATGATCAAGAATCACTCGGCGGTACGCAGTAAGAATTGCGTGAAGCTGGGGAAATCCGCGAATTACAAAGTGATCATGACGGGAACGCCAGTGGCGAACGGCCCCATGGACATCTTCATGCAATTCGAGTTCCTCGACCCGAACATAATCGGGATCGGGGATTTTTACTCTTTCCGCAATCGGTACGCGATCATGGGCGGGTACGAGGATCGACAGGTGGTAGGCTACCAAAATATGGCAGAGCTTATCGAGCTGATCTCTCCGTTCATCTACCAAGTTCGCAAGTCCGAGGTGCTGACGGAGCTACCACCAAAAGTGTACCAGACCCGCGAGGTCCAGCTAACAGATGAACAAAAACGACTATATAAAGACATTGCTAAACGTGACAAGACGGTATCTGGAGATCAAGGAATCACCGTCAAGACAGTGCTCGAGCGAATGCTCCGGCTTCAAGAGATCGCCGGGGGTATTATCACCTTCGAGCGCAACCCCGACCTTTACGACGCGGCGAAGTTCACGCATAATCGCATTGCAGGAAAGAACCCGAAAGTCGAGGAGCTACTCGCTGTAGCCGAGGAGAACGACGCCAGCACGATCGTGTGGTGTCGGTTCATCGAGGAAATCCGGATGGTGTGCGAGGCCCTACGCGAAAGGTACGGCCACGACGCTGTGGTGGAGATTCATGGCGGCATTTCCGAGAACGACCGCGACCATAACGTGCAGAACTTATTCCAAACTGGCAAAGCGCGATTCCTTGTGGGCAATGCGGCCACCGGCGGTGTGGGTCTTAACATGACCCGTGCAGAATTGGTGGTGTACTACTCGAATTCGTTCTCTTTCACTGATCGCGAGCAATCCGAGGACCGTGCGCACCGAATTGGGCAGACGCGGAGTGTGACCTACATCGACATTATCGCCGAGGGCACCGTAGATGCGGCCGTCACACAAGCGTTGCGAGAGAAAAAAGACGTGAGTGAATTCGTGCGGACGAGCATCAACGACCGAAACGATCGGAACTTGCTAGGAACGCTCGCGTAGTGTATAATAGGATACATAGAGATTAGAACATAGAGGAAGTATGCAAAAACCCGTAGTATTCGTGACTCAAGAAGTGACGACAGCCAATTATCAGGATGTGGAACGCTTCGGCGAACCCGTATTCCTTTCCACCAGCGAGGTGTCGAATGTCCCGGATTCCCTCCACAATCAAAAGCTCATCTCCTTCATCCGAAGTAGATTCGATAAATACGACCCCACCATCGACTTCATCGCCCCCAGTGGAAGTCCTATCGTCGCGGGGTTGGTATTTGCGATGGCTCGAGAAAAAGGAGACACCTTCAATATCCTCAAGTGGAACAACCGCGACAGGCAATACACAGCGATCCGAATCGGAGTAAAGGGAGAGAAGAATGTCTATTGAAATAGAGAACGAATTCAAGAAGTACGACTCGATGCCGTTAGTCGAGCTGGTGCACGCTATGTCTACCATGCAGAATCGCAAAGAGGCACTGGAAGACCAGCTCAAGCTGATTAACCGGGAGTTCGACTTCCTGCGCATCACGAAGATCCCGAGCAAGATGGAAGAGGACGGCGTGGACCGCATTAATGTGACCGGTATAGGCCGGGTATCACTCACGGCGGATATGCACGTATCAGTGAAAGCGGACCAGAAGCCCGAATTCTTTACGTGGCTTCGCGACAATGGTCGTGGCGACCTCCTGCAAGAGAATATTAACCCGTCTACACTAAAGGCGGCAGTGAAGAAGATGTTCCGCGAAGGCGAAGAAGTGCCGGATACTCTTCTGAACGTGTCACCTTTTACGCGTGCTTCGATCACGCGAACCTGATTCGGCAATGGTGCCGGATATCCCGCACGCGATGCGTGCATGTAACTAGGAGCTAGTAATGGCTAAAAATCAAGTAGCAGTAAAAGAAGAGTTCGAACTTGTGACTAACGAGATTCCGGATTTCTTAAAGCAAGGTAACCGAGGCGCGGAGAATGTCGGCACTGACGACATGATCATTCCTCGCATTGAGCTGATCCAAGCATTGTCCCCAGTGCGCAAGAAAAGCGACCCCGCCTACATCGACGGCGCAGAAGAGGGCATGCTGTACAATAACGTCACTCGCACGCTGTACGGCACTGAAGTCACTGTGGTGCCGGTGTACTACACGAAGCAGTTCCTCGTGTGGAAAGACCGCAAAGCGGGTGGTGGTGGCAGTAACGGCTTCCGTGGAGCGTTCGCTACTAAAGAACTGGCTGACCGTGCTATCGCGGATTTAGCCGAAGAAGCGTTGGAGGTGTCCGATACGGCTCAACACTTCGTGTTGGTGCGCAATGGCGACGACTGGCAAGAAGCGGTGATCTCGATGGCCAAGTCTAAGATCAAGGTATCCAAGCGTTGGAATTCGTTGATGCGACTGACCAACACAGACTCGTTCAGCCGCGCCTACAAGCTGTCGGCCACGACCGAGACCAATGCACGGAACGAGAGCTACTTTAACTTCAACGTTGCGGCCCTCGGGTTCGTGAACAAGGAGCTGTACGAGCGTGCCGAGAAGCTGTACGAAACGATCCGTTCCGGTGGCGTTAAGGTCTCGAACGACTACGACGGTGAAGTGACTGAAGTCGCAGAATCCGAGTATTGATCAACCACGGGGGCTTCGGCCCCCACTAAAGGACTATTATGGCTACCAAGAAGCAAGTCGAGACGCCAGCCGAAGACGTTCTCGCGGAATTTAAAGAGGTTGTGTCTACGATGCCCATCCCGCAGGACGAGAATGACGAAGAGCGTCGAATTCGCTCGATAAATCAATCCTTCGACACGACTGTCACCTATCTGCGTACACTGCGCGACGTCTACCACGACGGTGAAGTGCAAGAGATGTTCACCACAGCGATCGCTCACACGGTCACAGCTCAGATGTGGGCGGTGCGTGCAGTGAAGCATCGCGGCTAATGCAAGTTAACGCCATCTACGGACCCCCCGGGACTGGCAAGACCACGGAGCTACTGCGGCGAGTAAAAGAGACTAGGGATTCGGGCGTTCAAGCCGAACGCGTGGCTTTCGTTTCTTTTACCCGTGCGGCGGCTTCCGAGGCACTCTCCCGGCTGGGCCTCAAGCGTTCGGACAATGTGTCCACCATTCACGCGATGGCCTTCCGTCACATGGGCTTGCGGCAGACGCAAGTCGTGGACGCGATGAAGCTTCGCGAATTTTCAACAGTTATGGGGATACCGATTATTGGCAAATCCCCGGAAGATGATGAGGAGCGTGCTGATGGAGACTTCTACCTTGACCTACTCAATTATGCCCGGAACACCTTTTCCAATCCGGCAGAAGTTTACGACATCTCGGACCGGCCGGGTACTCGGGCCGAGTTCAATGCGTTCGTTCGGGCATACGCTGATTGGAAATCTACGTACGGCTATTACGACTTCACCGATATGCTTGAACGTGCCGCCCGGGGCGCAGTGCGAGCAGACGCAGAGGTTGTATTTGTCGACGAAGCTCAAGACCTATCACCTCTTCAGTGGGCTGTCATCGAGAAGCTCGTCAGACGTTCTCACGAAGTGCATATCGCTGGGGACGACGATCAGGCGATTTATACATGGGCCGGTGCGGATGTACACGGTATGGCAAGATTTACACAAAAGCATAAGGGTGATAGCCGTGTGCTCTCGCACTCGCATCGACTTCCTGCTTCAGTCCACGCACGATCTCAAGACCTCATCCGTCGAGTCGCACTCCGCGTGGATAAGGAGTTTAGTCCCAAAGCAGATGTGGGACTGGTCCGAGTACACGGATCGATCAACTCGGTGGAAATCACCCACGGGGAAGATATACTATTATTGGGACGGACACATTCAGTCCTCCGCGAAGTTGAACAATCACTTATCGAACAGCGCATCCCATACACTAGAGAGTCGGGTCGCCCCGGGCTTTATCAAAATCGTTATGCCTCCGGTATCCGGGCGTTCCGCAAGCTTGGCCGAGGCGAGCGAGTCACGGAGGGGGAGCGAAATGCAATATTCACCATTTCCAGCGCTGAGACTCGCAGGCTTCTTGAAGCGGGCGACCTCGCCACTCTTGGTCGCACCCCGTTCTACGTCGCTCTCCAAATCCCCGGCCGAGTCGTGGATTTCTACACCGACGCCGATCTCGATACTGAGCCTACTATTCGACTCTCTACGATCCATGCGGCAAAGGGTCATGAGGCGGATCGAGTCATTCTTCTCACCGACATGACCACGCGAGTACAGCAGACTGCCGAGAAATCACCGGACGACGAGGTCCGAGTGTTCTACGTCGGGATGACCCGCTCCAAGCGAGTGCTAGATATAGTAGAGGGACACAATGGCTACAAACTGTGACAGTTGACAGACAGTAGCGCGGGTGGTATAATAATCACTTCATTAACCAACAGATAGAGGACATTCAGATGGCATACGACAATACTAACTCCGGTATGATGGCTCGTAACGAGCGTCGCGACACCGACAAGCACCCGGAATTCACCGGTTCGATCAACGTTGAGGGCACGGATTTTTGGCTCTCCGCGTGGGTTAACGAGGGCAAGCCCGGCGGCAAGCTAGAGGGCAAAAAGTACTTCTCCATTAAGCTTACCCGCAAAGAAGGCGGTTCTACTGGCCGACCAGCCAGCGATTCGAACTTCGTGTCTGACGACATTCCGTTCTGATGACCGAATTCCCACGCATTGACCACGCTCCGGTGGTGGTCATAGACACCGAGACCACGGGGCTGAAATGGTGGGCCGACAAGCTGTTCGGCATCTCCATCGCGCTCCCCGGGTTCTCGGGGTACTGGGATGTACGGTCCGACCCTCATGTTATCAAGTGGCTCAACGACCTCATCGACGAGAAACGTGTCGATCTGTGGGTCGGTCACAATCTCAAATTCGATCTCCACTTTCTCCGGGAAGCTGGTGTAGCGATCCCCCTTGACCGAATCGACTGCACGATGACCCGTGCCGCACTGATCTCGGAACACGAACCCACCTACGCCCTCGACTTCCTCGCCCGCAAATACTGCGGCATGAAAAAGGACGACGAGATCTACGAGGAGATGGCGCGACTCTTCGGTGGCCGTTCGACTCGGAATGCGCAGATGCCGAACATTTCGCGTGCCCCGATCAGCATGGTGTCGAAATATGCTATTCAGGACGCCGTGGTCACGCTAGCACTGTACGACTGGCAAGAGGAGCAGATGCGGACGCAGAATCTCGCCCAAGTCCACCGGCTCGAGCGCGATTTGATGCCCGTGATCATGGATATGGAAGAGCAGGGTGTGCGGGTGGACGTGGGGCTGGCTGAGAAGGCCGTCCGTGACCTCACCGTGCGCGTTGACAATATGCAGAGGGATCTGAATAGCTTGGCCGGTTTTGAGGTCAACCCGAACCCCTCCGGATCGATCGCGGATCTGTTCAAGCCGACACTCGCGGACGATAACGAGTGGTACCTGATCGACGGCACGAAGGCGGACAAGACCGACGGCGGTAAGGCCTCGATCAACGCCGACTGCTTGCGACGCATGAAGCACCCCGCCGCGAAGATGATTCTCGACTTGCGCAAAATGCTCAAGACCCGGGACACTTTCCTGTCGGGTCACATCTTGGGGCACGAACACGATGGCATCATTCACTGCAATTATAACCAGACTAAAAACGACGCTGAGGCGGGAACTGGCACTGGACGTCTATCAGTTACCAATCCCGCTCTCCAGCAGATACCATCGCGAGACGTTGCCATCAAATCGCTTATCCGGCCGATTTTCAAGGCTGATGTGGGTGCTAAATGGATGGGGCTGGATTGGTCACAATTTGAATTCCGAGTGGCTAACCATTACGGTCAAGTTCCCGCGATTCTTGAGGCCTATCGTGCAAACCCCGATCTGGACTTTCACCAGTTGGTGTCTGATCTCACCGGCATACCCCGGAACGCTCAGTACGCAGGTGGCCCGTCTTCGAAAGCGATTAACCTCGGGCTGGCGTTCAATATGGGGTCCGGGCGGCTAGCGCAGGAGTGTGGACTGCCCTACACCGAAGAAGTGGGACCCAGTGGCAATGTGTTCTTGAAGGCAGGACCCGAGGCGATGGCACTGTTCGACAAGTACCACACCGCGAACCCCGGGATGCGCAACACCGCACAGAAGGCGAGTAACATCGCCAAGGAACGTGGTTCGGTGCATTCAGTGATGGGCCGGAGGCTTCGCTTTCCGGGCGGGCAATTCGTGCACAAGGCGTCGGGGCTGATCTACCAAGCCACCAGCGCGGACTGCATGAAGCAGAAGCTCATCGAACTGCACAAGTATTTAACCGCCGAAGGCTGTGGGCGACTACTGCTGACGGTACACGACGAAGTGGGCGTATCGCTCGATAATGACTCACTCGACAAAGCGCAAGAGGTGGCACGAATCTACACGACCTTTGATGGTGTAGAGTGCCCCATTCATCTACGTGTTCCGATCACGTGCGACTGGGGTATAGGCGAGGACTGGTACGAAGCGAAAGGATAGAGGTAATGGACAAGATTAAGGTTGTAGTCGATTTGCAATACGGGAGCACCGGTAAGGGGCTTATCGTGGGCAAGATCGCGGAGGACGAAGCACCGGATACGGTGATCACCGCGTGGGCACCCAATGCGGGGCACACGTACATCAGCAAGACTGGACGCAAGTTCATTCACACGCACCTTGCAAATAGCATCGTGTCGCCCATGCTCAAGCAGGTGCTACTCGGCCCCGGCTCACTTATCAACCCGGTGCAATTGCTGGAAGAGATCGCCGCGTGCGCGGACTTGCTCAAGAGCGTTCGCATCGTGATTCACCCGCACGCCGCCGTAGTGACGGATCGTCACATCGAAGAAGAAGCCGGGCCGATGACCAAGATCGGTTCGACCAAAAAAGGCGTGGGTGCCGCGATGATTCAGCGCATCCGGCGCGACCCGGACGACATGAACATAGCCGCGAATTGTGAGGGGCTATCGAAGTACGTGGTCACAGTGTCCAAGTACCGCCAGTGCTTGCGCGAAGCCGAGCACGTGCTGGTGGAGGGTGCACAAGGGTACGGACTCTCGATGTACCACGGCTTCTACCCCTACACCACTTCGCGTGATGTGAGTCTGTGGCAAATCCTTGCCGATTGCGGCATTCCGCACGACCTGTTGCCTACAGTGATGGACTTGCCCGATATCACAGTCGTCGGCACTTGCCGCACTTACCCTATCCGGGTGGCCAATCGATTCGACACACACGGCACGCAAGTCGGGTACTCCGGCCCGTGCTACGACGACCAGTTGGAGATCACGTTTGAAGAGATCGGACAAAAGACGGAGCTTACCACCGTCACCAAGCTACCGCGCCGCATTTTCACATTCAGTCGCAAGCAGATCGGGGAAGCGATAGAGTATAATGGTGCCCGGGAGATCTTCCTGAACTTCGTTAATTACTGCAAGACGGAGGAAGAGGTGCAGGACATCGTCGAATCGATCGAGCGCACGCCGAACACGTTCGTGCGTTGGATCGGTCTCGGACCGGAATATAAAGACGTGTACTCCATGCCCCAGTATGGGCAAGAGGCACGAATGGGACGAATTCTAGAACTTTGGAGGGCTTATGCTACAGGTAGAATCAACAGTACACACGGATGAACTCAATGACACCCCATGGGCGATTCACCCTGAACGGGCGGCAGAAGTTGTCGATGCGCACGGCGCAACCGTCGCGTCTTTCGAAGTCCGTCATCACTTGCGTGGCGTTATGGCCAACTGCGATAAGAATGCCGACCTTGCGGTCCGCGCCGTCAACGCGTATAAGAAGCGTGGTGGGGCTGATATGCGACAACTTCAGGATAGAATTACCAAGTGGGCAGACTCGCGTTTTCCGGCGCGTACCACTGCGGACATCCTCCTCAAGCTCTACGAGGAGGTGGGCGAGTACGCTCGTAACCCAAAAGCCGCTCTCGAAATGGGTGACATCATGATTCTCTTGCTCGACGTCGCGCACAAAAACGGTATAGACGTACATAAGGCGGTAGAGGACAAGATGGATATCAACGAGGGACGCGAATGGGAAGTCGACGTCAACACGAGGATCATGCGCCATGTCGAAACGAAATGAGACCTTTGACCTTTGGTACAACGAGACCTTCGGCCATGTGCTGGGGTCTGAGGACGACGAGAACCGCGAAGCGGTGAAAAAAATCTGGAACGGAGCACTGGAGCACATCGCTCGCAAGTACGAATTTCAGCTTTTCGACGAATTGTCCGGCGATCAGATCGCGGACCAGATTAGACGTTTACAGGCAGTAAAATCATGAGCTTAACAGTATACGAACAACTTCGCGCTTGCCACGTCAAGCGGTGGCACATTGTGCAGACGTCGCGGGAGCAGACGTTGGCCGAGCACTCTTTCGCAGTAGCGGTGATCGCGGGATCCCTCGCGGCCGCAATGCGCTGGAACGGACTCTTGCAGGACTCGGGCAAATTGAAGCTCTTGCAGTGGGCACTCGCGCATGACATCATCGAGGTGCGCACGGGCGACATGCCGACGCCGTTCAAGCGAGACCTAGAAGCGGTAGGGGGTGTAGGGATCGTGGAGAAGGCTGAGGACCGCGTAGATATAGACACCATGGCGGCGTACCGGCAGGTAAAAGGCTCCGATGTAGAAGCCATAGTCAAGCTCGCGGACCAGATCGAGGCGATCTTTTTTCTGCAGGACAACGGGGTGGGGGCACACGCCAAGCAAGTGCTCGATGGCCTTCGTGCGATCCTGTCGGACATGGTGAACGAGACCGAGCGTTTGCATCCGACATTGAACGTGCGCGAGTCGGTTCGCCGCGTTTGCAACGATATAGGAATTACAGGGGGTTGGTTATGAATTGTATCAAATGCGGCGAGGACACCCGAGTCACTACCACGTACCAAAACGCGAACGGCATCACTCGCCGTCGCCGAACTTGCAACCATTGCGAATTTCGCTTCACGACTCGCGAAAGACCCGAGATGCCCGAGTCACCCGAGGATGGGAAGAATGGACTTGACAACCTGTCCCACGTGTGGTATAATTCGTCCCCCACCAATAAACCATAGAGGACATACACATGACTAGCACCCCCGTATTCTACCACCCGGCCCAAGAGATCTCCTACGACTTCATCTCGGTAGCGAAGATCCCCGAGTTCATCCACCAGTTGGAGGGTGACGTGCGCTCGAACTTCGAGCCGTACACAGCGATCGACTTCGAAGAGGCCCACCACCGCGAATACGTCCGTGGCGTCCTGAAGAATGTCACCCCCAACGGATTCGGCACGATCGATCCGGAGCTTACCAACTCGCTCCTCTACTCGAACGCTGGTCACTGGGCGGCGGCCAAGCACGTGCTGGAGAACGGCGGGGTTGCGTGCTCCGCTACGCAGGGCTTCCACCACGCCCACTTCGAGGACGGGTACGGATTCTGCACGTTCAACGGGCTGATGATCACCGCGATGAAGGCACTCCGGAACGGCGCGACGAATGTGCTGATCATTGACGGGGATGGGCACCACGGCGACGGGACCGAGGACGTGCTGGACCACCTGATGATCCGGGGCCGCGTGACGCACGTCACTCGCCCGGACATTGGACGCCCGATCCAGTCCGACTGGAACGCCGCCATGTGGAATTCGTTCGCCAAGGGATTGATTCGACACTCGAAGGCTGGTATAATACTGTATCAGGCCGGTGCTGACGCTTGGGACCAAGACCCCTACGGCGTCGGATACCTGTCCAAGGAGGGTCTTGCGGCCCGCGATCGTGGCATCTTCACCGCCGCACGCGAGGCCCGGGTCCCATTGGTGTGGAATCTAGCAGGGGGATACGCGAAGCCGATGCAAGACACGATCGACATCCACCTGCAAACGCTGAAGATCAGCAACGAGGTATACTATGCCACCAGTGAAGAATCTGTCGTTCGCTGACCTAATGCAAGGGGTAGGCAGGGGCCATCGCGCCATTGCCGCCACCCCGGACGCCCAGCGCATTCCGCTTGGGATGCGTCAAGCGCAAAAGGGTATGCTCCCGGCAGAAATCGTGGAGCAGTATAACAAGGCTGGGATTTTCGGCAAGACCGCTACCGGCGAACCGATCCGTGCGACGATATCGAGCACAGATGAAGATGCGGTGAAGCGGGGTTTCATGCCTAGAACTGGCAAGCTCCGGCTAGACCCCGAGAGCAAGGCTCCGAAAGACATAGACCAAGCGCACGCGATGGGTGCATATCCTAACATCACTTGGAATTACGGCCGCGCACGGCCCGGCAAAGAGGACCTAGGATATGGCCTACAAAAGTTCATGGAACAAGCCGCGATGCGCGACCCGCGTCGGACTTCGCTAACGCCCGATCCGGTGATGACTGAACTTTATGCGATGGACGTCAAGCCCGACGGGTACGGACTTCGGGACCCCAGTGCCGCATGGTGGAAGAGTCTGCCCGCGAAAGGTAAAGAGATGTACGCGCTGGCGTACGACATGATGCGAGCACAAGGCCATGGCAACGTGGCGTCGCACCTGACCGACGTAAATCAAGCACGGCGACTCGGCAATGTGGCGTCGCATTCGCTCGGACACGGCGACCTTGGGTTCATTTCTCCGGTAGAGGAGATGGGCCATATGCCCGGGATGTCGGGTCAGCTTTTTGCCGCGCCCATTCAGGCCGCTCACGCCGAGGATTACTACCTGAAGAAGCTATTGGGTGGTCCGGGCATGGTCGCGAATCGCAAGACTGACGAATACATGGATGCGGCGGCGGATTTGCGTACACCGGACTTTCTGTCGATGACACCCGAGCAGACGATCGGAACACTCCTCACACGCGAAGCGCAACTGGCTGGTGCCTACGGCCCCGGTACGGGTACGGCGTCCCCACTGCGATTCAGCCAAGTACGCCCGCACGAGACCGCTTTGCTTAAGAATCTTGCTGAGCCACAAGTGGTAGCGAATCCCGGACGTATAGAGGGGGCAATGGGTCCGGCGACGCTCGGACGACAGGCCACAACTGAGGCTCTGATCCGTGGAATGCTGAAAGGGTACGATCCCGACGAGATCGTCGAGCGTTTACTGCAGGACGCACCACCCGGCGGGTACAAGAACCGGTATAAAAAAGGAGGACTCGCACATGCCGCAGTCATCGCTTGATATAGACGAGGTGGTTGCGGAGCGCGGGCAGTCGTACGGCGACTACACCATCCAAGCCGAGATCGCACAGACGCTGAAGGACCTCTTTCGCGAGTGCCCGGGCTGGGAGCGGCTGGAGTACCACCAGCGCGAATCGCTCGACATGATCGCGTGCAAGGCCTCCCGCATTTTGAACGGCGACCCCAACCACCTCGACTCGTGGGTGGACATAGCGGGGTACGCGACCATCGTGGCAACACGAATACCAAAGGGGGGTATTGACAAGGCTACCCCACCTGTGTTATAATACAGGGACTGGATCAGTGAGACGATCCGGACCAACCGATAGACCACATAGAGGACATACAATCATGGCAAAGACTACTACTAAGCCCGTCGCAATCACCACCGACATGGTGGACGAACTCGCCAGCGTGCGTGACCAGCTCAAAGCGTTGACAGCTCGCGAGAAGTACCTGAAAGAGATCTTCCGCAAGGGCGGCGACGCGATCTATCGTGGCGACCAGCACCAAGTCGAGATCAAGTTCACTACCCGCCCACAGCTCGACATGGAAGCCGTCCGCGCTCACCTGTCGGCCGAGTTTATCACCGCGAACACCGGTGAAGTCGAGGTGATGAACATTCACCAGATGGAGATCGTAAAATGAAGCCCACCCCGTACACCACCAAGACTGGCATTCGAATCGGGTGCAATTACCAGCCACCGCAGAACTGGGTACCGAGTGCTGACATGGAAAGGCTCCAGTCCTCACTGCTCGATCCCGAGTACCGTCCTGCGGCCGAACGCTTTTGGGACGCTGTCCTTTGGACTGCCAGTGTCGCACTGATTGCGATGTTAGTAATAGGAGTACACTATGCATGACGACGACGTCGAAGAGGACGAAGGCGCGAACACCTGCCCGATCTGCAATGCGGGTATGGCCACCAAGTGCTTGGAGTCCAAGACCGATCCCCGGCACGACATCTTTTGGGCGAAATACGGCTACCAGTGCGAAGAGTGTGGTCACCAAGGCGACACTTGGGAAGTGCTGGGCGATTAGACGATACTTGACAGGTTATCGCACCTGTGTTATAATTCATTCTTCATCAACACACATAGAGGACACACGCATCATGGCACACGAACTCAACTTCAATTCTGCTGGTAAAGCTTCAATGGCGTACGCAGGAGAGACACCTTGGCACGGCCTAGGTCAACAGCTCACCCCGGACGCTCCCCTCGACGTTTGGACTCGCGAAGCGGGCCTAGACTGGGAAGTCAAAAAGGGCGCGATCGCCTACGAGGTGCGCGACGAGGAGAATAACCCCGTCCGCATGCAGACCGTACCAGCACGCTGGGCACTGTACCGCTCCGACACCGGTGCGCCCTTGTCCGTCATGTCGAGTAACTACTTTATCACCCAGCCCCGCGCCGTGATGGAGTTCTTCCGCGACCTGACCGAAGGCGGCGACTTCAAGATGGAGACCGCCGGGGTCCTACGCAATGGCTCCACCTACTGGGCGTTGGCCAAGGCTGAGGACTCGTTCGACGTGGGCGGCGGTGACGTGGTCCTGCCTTACCTACTGCTGGCAACGTCGTGCGATGGCTCAATGTCGAACACTGCGCAGTTCACGACCACTCGCGTCGTGTGCAATAACACGCTGTCGCTCGCTGTGGGTAACAAGACCGGCCAAATCCGCGTGCCGCACAGCACCCAGTTCAACGCCGACAAGTTCAAGGCAGAACTCGGCCTGTGCGCGGACACTTGGAGCCAGTTCAAGACGAACGCGACCACGCTGTCCAAGCGTAAGGTGTCGAAAGAAGAGGCCACCCGCTACTTCCTCGACGTGTTCTACGGCGACGAAGCTGTCTCGATCGACGTCGAAGCCAAGCGTCCGATGATCGAGCTGGTAACGAAGATCTACCTCGACGGCGTGGGCCAGCGGTCCAAGACCGCCCAAGGCACGGCGTGGGGACTCTTGAACGCCGTCACCCGGTTCGCCGATCACGAGCGCAAAGCCGCCTCGCGCGACACCCGCTTGCAGTCCGCTTGGTTCGGTGCTGGTGCCCGCCTAAAACGCGACGCATTGACACAGGCGATGGCCATGGTATAATAGTGGTGTCCGTGGTTCCACGCAGTTGCCATGAGATCTTAAAGGGGGCTTCGGCCCCCTCTTTTTAAACACATAGAGGAAACATAATATGGCTCGTATAGTCTGGTCAAATATCGAAAAAGGCGCGGTCTTCGCCGCCATGGTCGCGGTCTTTAAACAGTTCCCACAACTCGGCCGCAAAGAGGCGATACGGCGTGCGCAGTCCGTGCTTCAATCCCACCGTTGGATCGTCGTTACCGACCAGCGCGTGTTCAACTACAAAGACCGCATCGAGGTGGCCCGGCAAAAGGCTCTGCAAGAGTCGAAGAAGAAGCCCTCGGAGGCTGTCGAAGCCCCGGCCCCTATACTAGCCCCAACCCCCGCACCCAAACCCAAGGAGACCCCTAAGGGAAGGCTTGCGGATATACTCGAGCTACTACTGGACGTCGTCGCCGAGTCCGTAGCGGCCAAGGTCGCGGCAAATATGCGTCCTCCGATGCTCCGGGAGGAACTCCGGCAACACGTGGATGATCAGTTCGCCGCAGAGCTGGCCAAGCACCCGAAGCATAACCCCCAGCCGATCCCGCACCCGACTGGCCATGCCCGCCCCGGCGTGCTGGTAATCGGACTGCTCCCGGCCCAAGCGCACTACGTGAGCCACCTGCTGGCCGACAAGCTGGATCTGTCCTTCTTCACCGCCGAAGACGCCGTGACGTTCCCCAAGCTCATCCGGGCACATACGGTGCTGATGACCAAGTTCATTTCGCACGCCGTGCAGGACAAATACCGCAAGGCCCCGAAGCTTCACTTCTGCAACGGAAGCGTGGCTGTGCTAGTCAGCCTCCTCGAAAAAATCTACAAAGAGTCTAGGGGTACTTGACAGATATGTAGCACCTGTGTTATAATATAACCTTTTCAACAACACATAGAGGACAACACAATGCAAGCTACCACCTACACCAGCCCCGAGCAGTCAATGTACGGTTGCGACATCGAAGAGTTCAAGGCGTCCGTACGCCGCTCGATCACTTACCGCTTCACCGGCGGCAACATGGTCGTCGCGGGCCTGATGTCCGACGCTCAAGAGCTGATGTTCATGGGCGACACCGAGACCGCCCGTCAGTACCTGAACCGCGCAAAGGCGATCCTGTTCGACATCATGGACGGCAAAATGTCCGGCGGCGCGGAGGTGAAGTGATGAACCGCACGATCTCCTACACTGACCTCGCGGCCCTCTTTCGCCGCAAATTCGCCAATTCCGACTTGTACTCGTGCGAGTGCGCCCTGCGCGACTGCTACGACGCG